TCGGCATCAGCATCTGGACTGGGCGCAAGCTCGACAAGAAGGTGTCCGAGGAGATTGATCAATCCAAGAACACCCGCGCCCGTGCTGGTAACTACAACAAGATCCTGCTTGCTGGTACGAAGCGCTTGGAGGAGTTGCAGAAAACCGTGACGGTCATCCGTCAGTGGCACTACGAGCAGACGCTTCCTTGGTCTGACAACGGTGCACGGCTGTTGACGATGGCTAACTTCTTCAACTACAAGACGCGGCTCAATCACTACATGGCTCAGTTCGAGAACGAGGTCAAAGACTTCCTCACCGACTACCCCACGCTGGTGACTGCCGCCGCCTTCCAGTTGGGTGATCTGTTCGACCCGGACGAGTATCCATCTGCCGACGAGTTGCGGGGTAAGTTTCGCTTCCGCTATCTGTTCACTCCCCTGCCCGACGCAGGTGACTTCCGTGTGGACATTGGCGAGGCGGCACAGCGCGAGCTACGTGAGCAGTACGAGGCTGGACATAACGCCATGATGGCCGGAGCCATGAAAGATATCTGGGAACGTCTACACACGTGTCTCTCACGCATGAGTGATAAGTTATCCGGTGAAGAGAAGCAGATCTTCCGTGACTCTTTGGTGGGTAACGCGACCGAGTTATGTGAGCTACTCACGCGGCTCAACGTGACCAACGACGCGAAGCTGGAGCAAGCCCGCAAGAAGTTGGAGAGTGCGCTTGTAGGGGTGGACGCTAACGCCCTGCGTAAGGACGACGACCTGCGGCTTGACGTGAAAGCCAAGGTCGATGAGATCCTGTCGATGTTCTAAGCATTTAATAACAGTGTTATCAATTAGGGGGACAGCCGTCCCCCGCCTACCGGAGAGTGCAAGTGTTAGAGATTCGCAATATCGAGAAGCTGAAAGATCCAGTCATGACATCATTGCTCAAGGACTTCCAGCGTACTTTTGGCAGTAAGTATAAAGTCATCGCTCATGTGCATGGGGATGAGGGCTACGAGAACACGGTGGTGTTCATCGACTCACGCAAGCCATTTAACTTTGTTACTGGCGATTCCCTGCCCAGACTCAGGGACATGCTTGGCTACATCGAGCAAGGTGGGAAGAACGACCACGGCAAGATGACGTACAAGATCACGTCGCGCCTAATTGAGAACGAGAAGTTCAGATCACACAGTCATGACCATCGCGTGCGTAAGTGTGTGAGTATCCCCGTGTTTCTCAAGCACATGAAGACGTATCTCACCGAGTTCTCCCCCCAAGAGATGGTTGAGTTCACCCGACGTGACGCTACCCGAGGGTTTCAGCAATGGGTGTACGCGGCGAGCAACACATGGGACAAGATCGTGGGCGCAATCAATGGCCGTGCCATCTTGGAAGAGGTGCAGAAGCTCAAAGCTATGGGTATAACACCACAGACCAAGGCGTTTGAGGATGTGTACGAGCATGGTGTAGATGCGTTTGAGGAGTACAAGCGACGGAGCAACCGTCTATTTGAGAACATGTCTAACGTGTTCATCAACCCGGACGAGACTGTGACGGTCACGAGGCTAGAGGACAGTAAGGCTATGACTACGGAGTACCAATCCTTGGGCGAGTGCGAAGCGTACATACAGGAGGGGATCACCATGCTACATATGGTTGAGCCGAATACGTACGTAGGCGACGTAGGCTTACGAACATCCCACAACACGTACTGGATTGACAAACTAGAATAACAACAGAACAGAAAATACTTGACGACCTAAGAAAGGTTTGATACATTGGCGGCGTGGACTTCGGTCCCGCCGCCTTTTTTTTATCTTAGGAGAGTACAAGTGTTAGTCAGCGAAAAGATCATCGCCGCGCTCAAGGATTCAGACAAGCCGCTTACCACGTTAGAACTGGTGAAGCGCACGGGTGTAACTGTTCCCCAAACCTACCTGCCACTGTTCCGGCTAAAACAGGCAGGAACTATCACGCGCAACCAAAACGGGGAAGGCCATTACATCTACGCAATTGATAACACTGTTATCAATTCCAACCCCGCACCAAAAACAGACGCGCCCAAGCCCAAGAAGAAAGTAGGACGCCCACTGGGGTCAACGACCAAACCCAAGCTAGTCGAAGAAAAAGCCAAAGCACCCGTGTCCTCGTGGGTTACTACTGCCGTGTATGAGGCATTGAAAAAGAAAACCGAAGCATACGAGAAGCAGTGGTTGGACTCGCTCGCTGTGATCGACTACCTCGAAAGAAAGCTCAAGGGGCAATGAGCCATGAGCACACCTGAGAAGAAAGTGAAAGAGCGGGTCAAGACAATCCTCAGGTCTGAGGGAGTCTACTTCTTCATGCCAGCTACCTACGGTTACGGCTCCTCAGGTGTGCCCGACATTGTGGCGTGTCTGGACGGTTCGTTTGTGGGTATTGAGTGCAAAGCCAACGGCAACAAGCCCACACAGTTGCAAATCACCAACCTGATGCGAATTGCTGAAACAGGTGGCATCGCGTTCGTGGTCGATGAGCACACTGTCGATCTTTTTGAGAGCCACCTCAAATCCCTGCGCACTGGGGGAGGGGGTGGCATTTTTTGGAACCTACAGGAAGAAATGAATGACGCTAAATAACCTAGCAACTGCACTACAGAAAACCCGAGATGCGGGTTTGTTCCCCGTCGATGTGATCATCATGAACATGGTGGTAAGCAGGGGCGACCGCGTGCCTGTCATGGATGTGGTTAAAAATTGCACACACAGTTCACCAGCTACCGTGCACGCACGGATAAAGCTGTTGGTAGAAATTGAGGTGCTGAAGAAGGTCGAATCCGCTTCCGACTTACGACTCAAGTACTTAGAGAAAGGTGGACAGTTTGACTCTATGGTACAATCTCTAACTAACTAGGAGCGCATGATGCAACCAGAAGAAATCAACGATGGAGTGCGGTTGCTCATTGAACGGATGGAGTCCAACCCTGAAGAGTTTAATGGTGATGGACGGTGGGGGTATATGGAGCTAGAACAGTTTAAGGATTTCCTTCACCCTGAAGAGATGAAGATGTTGCGCGAGAAGCTGATTGAAGCCAAGCGGCACAATTTCACGACCGAGGTTCTCAAGGTGCTGACTGGAGCAACTGAACCCGCACCAAAAACAAGGCCAAAAACTATCATTGTCCCCAAAGACATGCTGGAGGAGTCCAAAACAATGCTGGCCAAGGCTTTTAGTCAGTCCGTGAAAAAGCAATTCAAACTAGAAACCATATGAACATAATTACCCTAGACTTTGAAACCTATTACTCTAAGGAGTTCAGCCTGTCGAAGATGACGACCGAGGAGTACATACGTGCCGATGAGTTTGAGGTTATTGGTGTAGGTGTTGCTGTCAATGATGGCCCTGCTTATTGGTACACGGGATCATTTAATTCAATTGAAGAGCACTTAACTGTGTCGTATGACTGGGACAATTCGTTCCTGCTGGCGCACAACACACAGTTCGACGGGGCCATCCTGTCATGGGTGTTCGGTATCCGACCCAAGGGCTATCTAGATACGCTCTGCATGGCGCGGGCCATTCATGGGGTGGATGCAGGAGGAAGCCTCAAGGCTCTAGCTGAACGCTATCAGATCGGCGAGAAGGGCACAGAAGTTGTCAACGCGCTGGGCAAACGCAGGAAGGATTTTGATTTTGATGAGCTTGAGCGGTACGGGGAGTACTGCAAGAACGACGTGAGGTTGACGTACGACCTGTTCAATCTGCTTGTACAGAAGTTCCCACGCGGTGAGTTGAAGGTTGTGGATACGACTTTGCGTATGTTCATCGAGCCGTCGCTTATGCTGAACCTACCCATGCTGGAGGCGCACCTTGAGAACGTGAAGGAGCGCAAGGCCAAGTTGCTGGCTGCGGCTGAAGCAGACAAAGATTCGCTGATGAGCAATGACAAATTTGCGGAGTTGCTGATGCAGTTGGGCGTTGAGCCTCCTGTGAAGATCAGCGCACGCACGGGCAAGGAGGCGTGGGCCTTCGCCAAAACCGATGAAGAGTTCAAAGAGTTGCTGGTCCATCCCGACCTGCGTGTGCAGACACTTGTTGCCGCTAGGCTCGGTAATAAAACCACCCTTGAAGAGACACGTACACAGCGGTTTATAGATATTTCACTGAGGGGTAAGTTACCAGTCCCAATCAAGTACTACGCCGCCCACACTGGGCGTTGGGGAGGTGATGACAAGATCAACCTTCAGAACCTGCCCAGCCGTGGGCAGAACGCCAACCGACTTAAGCGAGCCATCGAGGCCCCGGATGGGTACGTCATGATCGACGCTGACTCTTCGCAGATCGAGGCTCGGACGGTGGCGTGGCTGGCTGGGCAGACTGATCTGTTAACTGCTTTTACTAATGGCGAGGACGTGTACAAAATCATGGCCTCTTCTATCTATAACAAGCCCATAGAAGAGGTGACGAAGGAGGAGCGGTTCGTTGGTAAGACGACCATTCTCGGTGCTGGGTACGGCATGGGCGCGGCTAAGTTTCAGCTACAGCTAAAGACATTCGGTGTTGATACTCCGCTGGAGGAATGCAAGCGCATCATCGACGTGTATCGAGCAACGTATCCGCACGTACCTGCGCTGTGGCGTCAGGCACAACAATGCTTGGAAGCCATCGTGCATGGGTCTGCATCCGCATTCGGTGCTGTTGATGCCGTTCAGTTCGATCCGAGGGAGAAGGGGTTTCTTCTGCCAAGTGGTTTATGGCAACGGTACGAAGGCTTGGTCAAGGTCTTTGACGAGAAGGGTAACGCCCAGTTTGAGTACAAGACCCGCAAAGGCTCCGTCAAGTTATATGGTGGGAAGGTTGTGGAGAACATATGCCAAGCGGTCGCACGCTGTGTCATTGCAGAGCAGATGTTGCGCATCGCCAAGCGGTACAAGGTGGTGCTCACTGTGCATGACGCTGTAGCGTGTATCGTGAAGGAAGAGGAAGCAGCCGAGGCGCAAGCGTATGTGGAGAGTTGTATGAGATGGAGGCCCACATGGGCGGCTACCCTGCCGTTGAATTGTGAGTCGGGTATTGGCAAATCGTATGGGGACTGTTAATTGAGATGCCCTGAATGCGCAGAACCAATGCGCACCAAAGATACAAGGCAGTGGAAAGATGTTGAAAGAGCTTTTGATTGGGTAGAACGACGGCGCGTATGTTCTTGCGGATATCGCGTAATGACAATTGAAATGCCCAAATTTGTTTGGGTTAAACACACGGAGAATATAGATGACCAAGGGTGAAGCATGGAAAAAATGGTGGGCGGAAACGCATGGGCAGCACATGCCGATGGGTGGATATCATCCGATGGAAGGACATATCTATGATGCGTTCACAGCAGGGTGGGATGCGGCAGATAAACAATCTCAGTCTGAGATTACGCATCTCAAAGAACAACTGATGCGGGCCAATACCAATGACGGCGCATACAAGGCGGCGTTCTTGGCTGGTCAGATGACAGCGCGGGGTGGGAGTTGGAAATGATTGACGATCTATCAGCACAAACCCCCGCATCTTGTATCAATAGATCAGACATCATCCGCATGGCGCGGGAGGCTGGGTTTGCCGATGGGGTTGTAGATATCGTTGGGTTTGAGGGGTTTGAACGCTTTGCCGCCCTTGTTGTCGCGCACACTGTGTCAGAACTTGAATATCTTCCGGGTCGGCAACCAGTTCAGGTTCCGGTAGCAGAGTTTGTCGAGATGGTTTTGGAGAAAGAACACTTGGTAGGCAAGCCGTTGGTGTGGGCGCAGTGGCCGAATGAGGAGCAGAAATGACTGACTCCGAAAGATTGCACTGTGAAGCCGCTGATTATGCCGATGACCGTATGGACGCGCATAAAAAAGCAAGTAAAAAACAACCTGAAGAAGTTTACAAAGGAAACTGGATAGCTCATTACGAAGGTTACATAGCGGGATATAACGCCAAGAAAAAGGAGAAGAGCAGTGCATGAGATGGACTACACCGTTACGCTTACGGTTAAAGACCTTGAGTTTCGCAAACGCGCTCGCACGGCAGGGATACCAAGCATAGTGGTGTCGATGTACGCAGGAGCGTTGCAACGGTTAGTAGAAGATGAGCGGGAAGAGTGCGCCAAGTTTTGTGATGAGCAGTATGAGTTCTATGGGTTTGACCATGTGTTTGCCGCTGGCATCCGCGCAAGGGGAGAGAAATGAAATACAAAGACATAAAAGATTTTTGGGAGCGATGCAACGAACACCCCGATCATCAGAACGGCATGATTTCGTACAGAATGATTGAGCGGCGACTTCAAGAAGAGATTCAAGAGTTGCGCCAATACATTGAACAACGAGAGCAGTCGCTACAAAAACCCGTGGCTTGGATGCATACGAGCATCGAAGACAACATCATTTCTCACAAACCAGCAGATCTAAAGAAACACCCAGAGCGTTGGACTGCGTTGTACGCCGTTCAATCACCATGCTTAACATGCGAAGCACTGGCCTGTACAGTTATGATGGACCAGACATCGCATGACAAAAAGCGTGAGTGGGTTGGGCTGACAGATGAGGATTTGGTGGATTGCGAGTCTGAAGAAGATGTGCGGTTTGTCCGAGCCATCGAAGCCAAACTCAAGGAGAAAAACAATGGCTAAGATTCTGTGCTGGCTATTCGGCCACAAAAACATCATCTCTTGCATAGACGCACATTACCGATACACGCATGACCGATGCGAGCGGTGCGGCGTTAATCTGCAACTTGGACAACACAAATTCTATGAGGACTGGTCATGAGCGGTGGATACTTTAAATACGAGCAGTTCAAGCTGCAACAGATCGCTGACGATATAGAACAGCTTATTTTGGAGAATGACGAAACCGACTGGGATTACAAGTTCAAACCGGAAACGATATATGAATTTGAAACGGCAGTGAACATGTTGCGTAGGGCGTACATTTACGTACAGCGTATTGACTATCTTGTTTCTTCAGATGATTCCGAAGCTACGTTTCTACGGCGTCTTAATGAACAACTAAAGGATCAAGATGTTTAATGCGTATGCCGGATTCCCCAACGATGAATTTTTTGCTGTGCTGTTGGATAGCGTGGAGAATAGTTCTATTCATATGGCTTCTTTTTTACTTGGTTACGGGCAATGAACGATACAGAACTAAGAGATAAGATATTAGATTTTTTATTAGAGAACGGAGAAACAAAATCAAGAGATGTTCAGGTTGTAGGGTCATCTAAAAAAACTGTAGGTAATAACCTTGTCAGGATGTTTGACGTTGGGATTTTAGACCGCAGAAAAATTGACAAGAAGTTTGCCTACAGCATCAGGGACAGAGAAAATTTTTATTTGAACAATGAGCCGGGGTATGCGTACTACCTTAGAAATTTGCCAAGAGAGATGAGTCATGAACAACGATGAACTACGCGATTTATTTGCCGCAATATCCATGCTTGGACTGATTGCTAACGGGGACTACGGACTTGCAGAAATCCCCATCCGGGCGTACAAAATGGCAGATGACATGATTCGGGAACGCATTATACAAGAAGATGGTATTGCCTCGATCAAACCGAGACGTTAATGGCCGATAACTTCCCCAAAAAGAAGTTTGTGCTCGCAAAAGGGTTTCTGGGGTTTGGAGATCGGTTGCAAGCCCTGTCCTACTCCCTAGAAATTGCCAAACGATACAACCGCAATCTGTATGTAGATTGGTTGGATGATGACTGGGGTAAATCTTTTTATGACTACTTTTATTTAGATGGATTTCCTCCGATCCTACCAACTGGTAGCGCATACCCAGAGGTGTGGACAGATGATCTACACAGACCCGCAGGGAAATGGATTGTTGAACACGCAAAAGGAAAGCCAATATTTGAACTGAACATTGAGGGACTAGCCAACGCGACGGGGAATGAGGATGTATGGGTACATCCGAGTATTGGGTACAGGAGCACTCACTTCCCCACGCTTGTGCGCACCTTAAAGATCACCTGCATGGACAAGATAAAACCCATGATGGCTCCCGAAGGTACGCGGACAGTTGTTCATCTGCGAGGCACGGACAGAAAGGTTGATGAAACACGTTTGTTGAAGTTGATGGACGACCATCCTGAGGCGATAGTCATTTCGGATGACGCTGTATTGGTTGATAGGTGGAAGGAGCGTCACCCTCATGCTTTGATTTTGTCTGACACTCTAGTCAGGGAGACTGATACTGGGTCACACAACATGGACTTCAGCCTATTGGCACAAAAGTATAACTTCACCAAACGACAACTACACTATAGAACCATTGCGGATTTTTTGACTTTGGCGTATGCTCCAGAGGCGCACGCTCTGAATACCGACAGTAGGTATTTCATGATGGCGCGTCTCTGGGGAAGGTGCATGCCCAAATGACAGACTACAAGTGGTCGTATTCCTCGCTGGACCTGTTCAAACAGTGTCCTCATAAGTTCTACCGCATCCGGGTCAAGAAGGATGTGGTCGAGCCACCTGCCGCGCATCTGACTTACGGGCTGGAAGTACACAAAGCCGCTGAAGATTTCATCGGTAGTGGCGTGCCTATCCCAGAGAAGTTTGCGTTCATTAGAGAACCATTGGAGATGCTACGTAGCCGCGAAGGGGAACATCTTGTGGAGTACAAGATGGGTTTGCGCAGGGATATGACTGCTTGTGACTTCTCAGATGCAAAAGCATGGTGGCGGGGGATTGCCGATTTAATCACCCTGCAAGGTGAGAAGGCGTATGTTGTTGACTACAAGACAGGCAAGTCATCCAAGTACGCAGACACCAAGCAGTTGGAGATTCTGTCGCTGGCGGTGTTCAAGCACTTCCCGCAGGTCAAGAAGATCAAGGCTGGGCTACTCTTCGTAGTAGCCAAAGATTTTGTCAAAGCAGAGTTCGACGCTGGCGATCAGCACATCTACTGGGTGCGCTGGCTGGCAGACACGGGGCGTCTTGAGAAGGCGTTTGAAACGGACGTTTGGAACCCCAAGCCAAACTTCACATGTAAGGGCTGGTGCCCAGTAACTGATTGTACACACAACACGAAGGGTAAATAAATGCCATACGTGAACAAGCCCCGTCCATATAAGCGTGAGTATGAGGAGTATCAGGGTACACCTGAGCAAATCAAAAAGCGTGCTGCCCGTAACAAGGCTCGCGCTACGCTGGCCAAAGAGGGGCGTGTTCACAAAGGCGACGGCAAAGATGTAGACCACAAGACCCCGCTGAGCAAAGGCGGGTCTACGGGGAAAGAAAACCTCCGCGTTCAATCAACACACGACAACAGGTCGTACGCACGCAGGTCAGACCACAAACCAAAGTAGCGGGGAAAGAGTGCAGATAATTGATAACAAAGCGTTACTAATAAGAACAAAAGATCCCAGCCGAATTACCGCAGTCATCCCCAAGGCTGAGTTGGTAGGCGAAAACGAAGTGCTAGTGAATTGGGGGTTGGAAGAGGCGCAGGTACTTAAAAACCTCCGCATCAAGAATGTTCCATCGCCTATTGATTCGCGCTACGAGTGGACTGGGGTCTACAAACCGTTTGAGCATCAGAAGACAACCGCATCGTTTCTGACAATGCACCGCCGTGCGTTCTGCTTCAATGAACAGGGCACAGGCAAAACGTCGAGCGTCATCTGGGCTGCTGACTACCTGCTCAACATTGGGTTGATCAAACGGGTGCTGGTGCTATGCCCCCTGTCCATCATGCAGTCAGCATGGGAGCAGGACTTGTTTAAGTTTGCCATGCACCGTACGGTAGCCATCGCTCATAGCCACTCTCGTGAGAAGCGGGCCAAGGCAGTTAAGAGTGAGGCTGAGTTTGTGATCTGTAACTTCGATGGGCTGGAGATAGTCAAAGACGAGGTTACCAAGGGTGGATTTGATTTAGTTGTTGTTGATGAAGCCAACGCTTACAAGAACGTGAGCACCAAGCGGTGGAAGATTCTGAACTCTGTCCTGACCCCAAACACATGGGTATGGATGCTGACAGGAACCCCTGCCTCACAGTGCCCGACAGACGCATACGGGCTGGCTAAGATCATCAACCCCGGTGGTGTACCCAAGTACTCAGGTGCATTCCGAGATATGGTGCTCTACAAGCTGACGCAGTTCAAATGGATACCCAAGCCGTCTTCAGAAAAAGTAGTGCACGAGGCCCTACAACCAGCAATACGTTTTACCAAAGCTGAATGTCTAGATCTGCCGGAGATGACATACGTCACCCGCGATGTGCCGCTGACTACACAGCAGACTAAGTACTACGAGCAGCTACGCAAACACATGGTCACGGTTGCGGCAGGGGAGGACATCACCACAGTCAACGCGGCGGCAAACCTCAACAAGCTGCTTCAGCTATCGTGTGGCGCGGTCTACTCGGATAGTGGAGAGGTCGTAGCGTTTGACGCCAAGAACCGCATGTCTGCCCTGCTTGAGGTGATTGAGGAAGCCAGCCACAAAGTCATCATCTTCGTGCCCTTCAGGCATGCCATCGAGATCATCGCGGCAGAATTAACCAAACAGAAGATACCCAACGAGGTCATTCACGGTGGCGTTTCTGCAACACGACGCACAGAAGTATTTGCTCAGTTTCAGAACGACAAGAACCCGCAGGTGTTAGTCATCCAGCCACAAGCTGCTGCGCACGGTGTGACGCTACATGCCGCCAACGTGGTGGTGTGGTGGGGGCCAATCACATCGACAGAAACCTACCTCCAAGCCAACGCCCGAGTGCACCGCGCAGGGCAACACAACCCCTGCACCGTGGTGCATTTGCAGGGCAGTCCGGTTGAACACCGTGTGTACAAGATGCTCTCAGAGAAGGTCAGCGTCCACACCCGCCTCATCGACCTCTATAAAAATGTGATGGAAGACACTTGACAATGTAAATTCGTGAGAGTAAGATAGTCAGACTAACTAAAGGAGAGTGCAATGTCCGAACTGACTGCCGACAAGCTGGCAAAGATATACGTAAAGATCCGCGAAAAGCGGCGAGAGCTATCCAAGCAAGACGATGCGTTGAAGGAGCAACTGGATGCGGTGGCTTCTCAACTGCTTGAGATTTGCAAGGAGCAGGGTGCAACCACGATCCGTACCGAGCACGGGACGGTATCACGAAGGACAACCAAGAACTTCTGGACGAGTGACTGGGAATCCTTCTACAAGTTCATCAAGGATAACGATGCCTTTTCGTTGATGTTCCAACGCATCAACAACACGAACATGGCCCAGTACCTTGAGGAAAACCCCGATGTCCATCCGCCGGGGCTAAACGCGGATGTTACCCAGTCCATTGTTATTGTTAAACGCTAAGGAGAATATTCGTGAGTAACGAATTAGCTATGCTTGAACTGCCTTCGTACCTTGCCACTGTCGAATTGGACGACGCAACCAAAGCCCTAATGGGTAATGGTGGTGGTTCGTTCAAGAGTATTGGTATCGACGGGGGTGCATTCCGTCTGAATGTGAATGGAAAAGAAGTCACCAAGATTGATGACCGTGCGCTTAATGTCGTCATCGTGGGAGCGGGGAAAGTCTACAAGCGGTTTTACGCCAGTGCGTACGTGCAAGGTCAGGCTCTGACTGCGCCCGACTGCTGGTCACCAGATGGTGAGTTTCCTGATGCTAAAGCCCAATCGCCTCAGTCCAAGCGGTGTATTGACTGTCCTCAGGCTGAGAAAGGTTCGGGTCAGGGTGAAGGTAAGGCTTGCAAGTCACGGCAACGTATTGCTGTGACTCTGGCCAACGACATGCGCGGCGACGTTATGTCGGTGGACCTTCCCGGTGCGTCCGTGTTCGGTGCTGGCACTCCGGGCAAGTGGCCGTTGCAGACCTACGCTAAGATGGTTGGTAGCAAGGGCATCCCCATCACTGCCGTGGTGACGGAGATGCGGTTTGATACGGACGCCAAGTTCCCTAAGCTGACCTTTAAGCCCGTGCGTGTCATGACTGCTGATGAGCATCAGACCGCTATTGAGCAAGGCCAGACGGAAGCCGCGAAGCGTGCGATCAAGAACACCGTGTATGAGTCAAACGGCACGAAGCCAGTTGCAGGGCCTCGTCTGTCCGCCCCAGTTACGGATGTGGTGGTTGAGACAATTTCTGAGCCTACGAAAAAAGTAGCTAAGCAGGAAGAAGCGGCTCCTAAGAAGGACCTGTCGAAGATTCTTGCAGAGTGGGACGATGAGTAATGGCTGGATATTCCAGACGGACAGCGTGGCTGATTAAGCAAGCTGACCCTCACCTTTTGGGTGTTCGACTCGGTGTGATGTGTGTTGACAGGGATATACCTGTTGCAGATATCGCTGAGTGGGTGGGGGTCAGCCGCATGGCAGTTTATGCGTGGTTTCGTGGGGAATCCGTGGTGTCAAACACTCACGAAGCAAAGGTCAAAGAGTTGATCCGCAGATTGACTTGATGAGTACGGAAGGGCTAGGCTAGCTACCAAAAAGAGTGTTCGCCGTCACATTCCTGCCCTTCTTACACAACGACGGATACAAGGACGGCTATGGTGTCGCGCAAAGAGTTTCTTGCGTTGGTGCTCGCACCCCTGCAAGAAAGCGAACACTACTGTACCTTCGGGATCAAGGTTATACCCACTCCCGATGGGGAAGGTAAAGAAGTTATACGGCAACGGTTTGTAGGTAGTACCGAAGAGATAAGCGCACAAGCAGATGCGTTGGTTGAGGAGCAGTTCAATGTTTTCTACGGTATGGCGAAGTACGGGGACCCTCAGAAAGGTCGCACCCGAAACAATGCGATAGCCCTCAAGTCATTCTTCCTTGACTTGGATTGTGGACCAACCAAACCTTTTGCCGATCTGGGCGAAGGACTGACTGCGCTCAAGACTTTTTGCAGAGCAACAAAACTGCCACGCCCGACGATTGTGAAGTCTGGGCGCGGGGCGCACGTGTACTGGGTGATGGACGAGGCGATGCCTCGCACTCAGTGGAAGGGGCATGCCGAGCAACTTAAAGCCCTGTGCGAGCACCACAAGTTTAACGTTGACCCAGCGGTTACGGCTGAAGCCGCACGGGTGTTGCGCGTACCTGAGACTTACCACGTCAAGGATGCAGACAACCCCATGCTGGTGGAGGTGTTACATGTAGCGCCCGTGCTGTCATGGGTAGAAATCGAGGCCCTGCTTCCCCCTACCGACAACATCCTCAAGGCTATCCAGAAGTCGGAGTTCAAACGCCCACTGGACGCGACAACGCTCGCACTCATGGGCAACAACGAGTCGCGGTTTCGCACCATCCTGATTAAGTCCGTTGAGGGCACGGGGTGTAAACAGATCTTTGACATATACGAGAACCAAGCAACGCTTGAAGAGCCGTTGTGGCGTGCTGGGTTAAGCATTGCTCAACATTGCATGGACCGGGACAAAGCGATCCATGTGCTGTCTAACAAGCACCCCGGTTACTCAGCCGAAGCGACTGACGCTAAGGCAAACGAGACAAAAGGTCCGTACACCTGCGAGACGTTTAAGAAGCTCAACGCTGCTGGCTGCGAAGGCTGCACACACAAAATCACGTCACCCATTCAGCTAGGCAAGGAGATTGCCAGAGCAGATACCGAAGAAGAAAACACGGTGCTGGACTTGGAGCCAGCGACTAAGGAGCTAAAACGCTTCGTCATCCCCAAGCTGCCGTTTCCCTTTTTCCGGGGGAAGAACGGCGGTATCTATATAACCAACAAAGACAAGGACGACAATGACAAAGAGGAACTAATTTACCCATACGACTTCTATGTCGTTAAACGGATGCACGACCCGGACTTGGGGGAAACCCTACTACTGAGACTGCATCTTCCGAAGGATGGCGTTCGAGAGTTCATCATGACACTCCCCAACGTCTTGTCTAAGGAAAAATTTATTAGCACGGTGGCATCGTTCGGTGTCGCCGTAATTGGCAAAAAACAGGACGCCCTTATGTGGTACGTAACACGCTGGGTTGAGGAACTACAAATGACTTCAGAAGCAGAGATCGCACGTAAACAATTTGGTTGGGTAGAGGACGAGTCGGCTATTGTGATTGGCGACCGGGAGGTTCGTGCTACAGAGACGGTCTACAGTCCGCCATCGTCAGCCACGCTACCACTTATTCCACTGTTCCAGCCCAAGGGCGACTTCCACATTTGGAAGGATGTCATCAATACTTATGGCCGGGAGGGTATGGAGCACAGGGCGTTTGCTTTCTTCATGGGGTTTGGCACGCTGCTCATGAAGTTCACTACGCTTGATGGGTTCCTGCTCAACCTGTTTAGCCGAGAGTCTGGTTCGGGCAAGACCACGATTCTCCAAGCCATCAACAGCATTTACGGGCGACCCAAAGAACTGATGCTTGCACCCAAGGACACATACAACGCACGTATGAACCGGATGGGTGTGATGCAGAGTTTTGCCCTCACGATGGATGAGATCACCAACATGGACCCAGCGCAGATGTCGCAACAGGTCTACGACGTGACCTCGGGACGAGCTAAGAACCGACTCAAGCAGCATGAAAATGCCGAGCGCCTGAACCACACCAAGTGGCAGACTGGGATGATCACATCGTCCAACCGCTCAATCACCGATGCCCTGCTATCTATTAAGGGTTTTCCCGATGGTGAACTGAAGCGGATCATGGAGATCAACGTCAAGCCTGACCCGTTGGATGACGCAACGTGGGCACGGCAACACTTTGGTCGCTTGATGGACAACTATGGCCATGCCATCGAACCCTATCTTCAAGCGATAGTATCCCAGCTTCCTATGGTCAAGACCAAACTGGCTGAGATGCAAATACGAATTGAGCAAGCCGCATCTATTAAGAACACCGAGCGGTATTGGGCGTTGAAGTCATCGTTGGCACTTGCAGGGGGCACAATTGCTAAGACACTGAACTTGCACGATATTCCGGTCAAGCCGGTTTTTGACTACGCCGTTAATCTTATTGGAGAACACCGCGCCAAGACGCAGGAGTACATGTTTGACGTTGATGACTTCTTAGGTGCGTTCTTGCAACGTCACTTCCATGAGATCTTGGTGATCAACGGCGAGCGCGATAACCGCACAGGGTTGGAGAATGGCCCAATCCGTGAGCCACGTGGTGCGCTGACCGTGCGGTATGAGCCAGACACTAAGCTACTATATGTAGTGAATCGCACCTACCGTGACGACTGCGCCAAGAACTTTGTGAACTACGAAGAGTCCTTGTCTGGATACCGCAAATCTGGGGCGTTGGTGGGTACTAAGAAAAAGCGGATGACCTCAGGGACGGTAGCCAATATGCAAGCGGCGGTGTCGGCTATGTGCTTTGATACTACGAAACTGGATTCGTTCCGAGAGGACGTGCTACTTGAAACTTTTAGATCAAACCCTGCTGATCGAGTGGAATAAGTTTAAGCCGGGGACATCGTTCTTCGTCCCATGTTGGGACCGACGCGGTATGGCGATTTATCTACACAAAGAAGCAAGGCGCTTACACGTAGACATTGTGATGAAATCGGTCGTTGAACGTGGGATGTACGGTATACGGGTATGGCGTGTTGATGCTACACTCGACCCCGCACTCTCTCCTCTCCCCCGGTGAAGGGGGTTGGCCCCCCTGATGGCTCCGCCTCGGGGGGATTTTTTTAGTTTTCGTCGAAGAACTTGTCTTCGATACCGGCCTTCAACTTCTTGTTGAATGTCACACCGTGCAGCATAGTGCGCTCTGCGGCTTGACGTGCCTTGATGGACTTCATGAGAGTGGAACCCGTGATCATGTACTCGGGTCTGGCTTCGTTAAATGCCATGATCTCATCCCGTGCACGGTCCATCAGATCCCCGTCCATGCCTGTGTATCCCATGTTATACATGTTGAGCAGCTTAGTCCGGCGCTGGATAACTTCGCGCTCATAGCTCTTGGCACCAGAGATTTTTTCATACGTGCTGGAGAGGTCTGCTGGAGAAAACCCTATCATCTGCATCAGCCCGTTGTAGGCACTGATGTCCTCATCTACTGGGTCACCTTTGAGAGTCAACGCACCCTCACTTAAATAGCGTGCGCCTTTCAACACGTTACGGGCTGCGCTGGGGAGAATCCCTTCAATTGCACGCTCCACATTCCCTTCTTGGAACATTTTGATGGAGTTGCCCACATTGACGGCATACGTACCGGCGGGGCCAAAGGCTTGCTGCATAGCTGACAATACATAGCCATGTTCTGCAATACCACGGGGGTCATCACGGAAGATCAGATCCGTTGCCAGTCCTGAACGATTGGCGACTTCCAAGTTGGTGATGTAGTTGAACGCGCCCTTGTACAAGAACTCACCAAACGCTTGACGCAGTTCTTCATGCACATCAAACGGCTCATCATCGTCCCCTGCAAGTGCTTGCAGCATGGTGGCCAGAGTAGTCAGCGCCCCGTAGAACGGCATGCCTTTGATGCCAAGGAACATTGTGGACATGCCATAAGTGGCTAGCAGTTGCCGTCTGGCAGCGGCACGTATATCTGCATTTTGCCCCTTGAACGCCTGATGAAACGCACGGGCAAGAATGAACGCGCTGTTCCACGCAAACGATTTGAATGTCGCAAAGACTCGGCCAACTGGGTGTTGCATCCAGCGTGGGGCGGTTGCCGCCATACCAGACGTATGAATGTCTTTAACCGTCCGCACCGCAAATCTAATTGCGGCATCTGGGTCCATACCGTCTTCAATTGCCAGATCAAACGCAGCAACTGCCGTGACGCCACGGTTGTACTTCTCTGCTGCTGAGAACGGTAGTGCGATGCCATCAAGAATCTTGGCTTTTAGCCCAAGATAATCAGACGTTTTTTGCCTGCGCCCTTCTAAAACTTCCCGTGCCATCGTGTGTTCAAGCTGGCCATGATCCATCAAAGCCGCATATAAACCGGCATAGCGCAGATTGCCTTTTTGCCCACCCAACTGATTGTTCACCATAACCCTGTGCGCATTAGCCATTTTGGCTGATGTCGTACCAAACCCAAATTGCCCACCCAACATGGGCCATGCAAGCAGGGGCAGAGAAGTCAAGTTGATGATGGCAGAGGAGATGTTTCCGGCGATGTACTCGTAATAGCTAAGTGCCGTAGCCCCGTGTACAAAGTCGTTGTATGTTGGGTTGTGGAAAAAGTTGCTTTGCCCTTTGATGTTCTGAGCAACCACATCTAGGTCAATGTCGTTAGCGTTTGCAGCTTGTGCTTCTATCTCACTGATTGCTTTGTCAATCTGTGGGGAGTATTCGGAGTTGGCCAGTTTGCGTTTCCAGCGAACCATCACATCGCCGTAGCCACGCACAATGTCCTTCTCCATACCCAACACGTTTTTGGACTTGAGGAACTGCTTGGCAATTGAGTCGGCTGGGAACAGGGAGATGTACGCTTGATACGCAGCATCAACTTGTTGCTGGCTTGCCCCATTGGCACGCAAATCTTCTATTACTTTGCCAATGAATGAAGTAGTCGGCACCGCGTTTGGATCAAACGAAATGTCTTCCAAATTTTGGTAAGACTTGTGTTGGATGTTTTGTGGTACCAACATCTGGTTAATGAACTGCTGACGCTCCCGAATAGACTCAAACGCTGTAGCCGTACGATCCCCAGTTTGGGGGTCAGCGTATTCCACCCAAAACTCACCCCGGCGCAAAAATGGGATGTACCCCGGAATGCGTTTACGGGTTTGAAATTCGCTAACAAGTTTTGCTTTGAGGCTGGGAGTCACACTTTTGAGCACCAGCGTTTCATACGCCTTTAACGCAGCGTCGTATTCTTCCCGAATGTCTTTGTAGACTTGTTGGACTTCTGGGTCCAACGCAGCAAACTCCCGGCGCAACCGTGAATAGGTTGGCATTTGTGTGCTGGTTGGGTTAAACCCAGCATTAAGAATATCCAACTCTTGTAGCCGCGCTTCAACAGCTATGTCGTTGAGCTTATTCATCTGTTGCGGATGTTTTTTCTCAACGTCCAAAAATTCTTGGTATTTTTTGTTTACCTCTGCAATTGACTGTTCCTGCACGCCATTGCGCTTCTCCAGTGCATCAAGCAGTTTTTGGATGGAAGGAAGCTGGTCGCCGTAGATCGTATTGATGTTATCGAGCCGCAGCAGGCCCATAGCAATCTGCTTCCACGTCACATCCTTGACGTTGGAGATCGTATTCGCTGCGCTGTTAGCTGCTTGCTTGGTCAACTGGGGCATTGCCTGCGCGACTTGCCCAACTACCCCAAAGTTACCCAAAAAGAACAAGTCATCAGTAGGCGTAGGCTTAACGTCAGATGAGATGTCAATGGCATCGCTGACAAACTTCATCCCTGCTTCGTACGCGGACTGACCTTTGCGCAGCCCAAAGAACTCTGCAATCGCTTGCACGATGCGCTGGAACATGTTGCCGCTGCGTGGGGCTTTGATGCCCTTGAGCAGTGCTTGGAACTCTGGGTTACCAACAAGCTCGGATGCAAACTCTTGCAGGTTAGTAGCACCGTAGGCTGCACCGAGTCGGTCTTGGACTTGTACGAAGAAGTTCTGGAACTCTTTGGTCAGCGGGTGGTTAGGGTTACGCAGCACGTGAGAAATGGCTGCATGGATTACCTCGTGGATAACCGTGTGTGCGTTCAGCCCATTCTCGTAGTGCAGCGTAATCGTGTCGGTGGTAGGGCTGTACACCCCAGCGTTGTCGTTCTCAACAACGCCCACTTCAATTTTGGTTTTCAGCCCCAGTGCTTGAATTTTGCGCAGCACACGGGCGACATCGGAGTTACCAATTGTCTTGGCCAAATGCCCTAGCAGATCATTCAAGTCGCCGTGGTGTGCAAATGACTTGCCCAGTGCGTCTAGGTCTGGCCCGACATAGGAGGTCAGAGGCAGGTCAAGATTACGTCTGACGTATGACTCGGTTTCAGCGGATACACGGTCCTTGTTGACCTTCTTCTCCCCGCGCTGTACTACATATCCAGAGAACAGCTTGTCTGCAAATTTCTCAATGTCATCAAGCCCAGAAGTGCGCCGTGGTCGCCGTTCTTCTGGCGGGGTAGCGTCCAACACATCATTGACGGTTTTATGGGCGCCCTTGGCAAATTCTTTGATTGCGTGCTTATTGATCTCTGAATACATCGCCCCGCGCTGAGCGGGCGTAGCCTTGAGAAGCGCAGCAAATAAGGGCTTCATATCCGCGCCTAACCCAGCAATCTCTTTCTGGATGACGCCAAGTTGTGCTTTGTTGCGTTTTACCCGTTCCGCGTAATCGGCTTTTTGCTTTTGCGTAGCCGCAGTTTCTGGATGTTGTAGAGCATCCATGATGCGTACGTACTCGTTGAAGAGTCCGGGGATGCGCAACAGTTTGTGTGGTTCCGTGCCCGTGTAGTTTTCACGGGGCAAATACTTAAAAGGAACCCCAAACTCAACTGCGGTTTGTAGAAGCGCCCTGCCTAAAAGTACGCTAACACGCAGGGAGTTATGCTTGACAATTCTCTTTTGAAGAGCAACGTACTTGTCTTCTACTGTAGGCGGCTCAGTGTCTTCTCGTACATCAGTTGATTCAGCAGTTGTTTGAGATGTACCCAGTCGTTCGCGTCCAGCTTCGTTAACTCGTCCGGCACCAATACTTCTTTGACCCTGTTCTCGTTGTAGTACTGGTCCAGTACCCGAAACGCCGCGCTTAGACTTTCCAGCGATAGGCCCCGTAATTGCGGACTCATTGGTAGCTCCTTGTCCTTCAAGGGCACGGAACTCTGGCCGTGCTAAATAGGCTTCGATACGGTTACGTTGATTTTCACTTGCACGGTCAGCGAGCGCCTCAAGCATAGTCTTGGCAAGACTTGCATCTTCAATCTTGGTGATATCCAAACCAAGCAGGGGAGAACCTTCACGGCGCAAAACAGCCGTAGGTCCAATCCCCAAAGTTGCAAGGACATTTTGATCAATAACAACTGGAACAGTTGCCGGGGTAAGCTTCGCCAAGGCCGTGGATTTTTTGACCACCGCCGGAGTAGCGTATTTGATTTCCGTTATTGGGTTACCAATGTGGGTGTTTGAAGTCCCATCATCGTTGTACAACTTTTCAACCGGCTGCAACCCAACTTTTGGGGCAGTCTCCGCGTCGTACAGATTTACGGTAGCTCCGGTTTTATTGTTGAGTACCCCAACAACAGGGCGCATTCCTTCCGGTATTTGGCTTACGTCCGTGACGGGCGTAAATTTGCCGTCCTGTTCATACCCCAAACGGACAGAATGGTTGCCAAACCCGGCCTGTAAATCGTAGAGAATTTCCTGCCCATCTTCATTTTTTACGTACAGCGCAGCGTGTGGGGCATAAGTCTTACCCTGCCCCTTGCCCGGAGATCCTTTTGTACGACTTGTTCTACCGTTCTCATCAACAGCGTACGTACTGCCCTTGGCAGTGGTAAAGCCAACTATTGGCCCCGTAGGAGTTGCCGCTGCTTCTGCTGGGGCGGCACTGGGCGCTGCCGTAGGAACCGTACCCCCAAGCTCTTGGATTTTCTGTTGCAGCGCAGCAATAAAGTCTGGGTTCTGGTCCTTTGCAGACTTGATGAACTCCCCTTTTAAGAAGCCTTCAAGCGCGGGAAGCTGTGCAGTCTTAACAAGATTTGCTTGCCACGGCAGAAGATTTGTCGGGGGCGGTGCTGGAGCAACAGCAGGTGGAACTCCCGAAACGGGAGTTTGCCCCGGAGTTTGCCCCAAAGGTGGAGTTTGAGGCGCAGCGGGGGTTTGCGGGGGTACTTGGGGCGGGACTTGGGGCGGAACAGGAGTTTGCCCCGGAGTTTGACCGGGAGTTTGCTGTTGAGTTGGAGTTTGCTGTGGAGTTCGCGCACGTTCAGCCGCTCCACCTACTCCGCCAAATGCACCACCCGCAGCCGCCCCGCGAATCGTAGACTCTAGGATACGGTTCCAGCCTTCGCTGTTGAAGACTTCGCGGTTTGCATCAACAAACTTCTCAGCAGCAAGACCAATTGTTTCCTGCGCACCTTCGGTCAGGCCCTCTGTACTAACACCCTTTAGAACTCCAGAGGTAACAGAGCGCAACAAGCCCTGCTGCATTCCTGATTTTTCAAGGAGCTTCTCAACAACTCCTACTTTGACTGGACCCGTCAGGCTTTTGAGGACTTGTGCAGGAAGAACGGAATCCAACGCAGCGGAAGCCGAACCAAATAGCAGTGCTGCTCCGGGTTCAAACTCACCAGTCTGGTTGTAAATGTTCTCAAAGATCTCTGGCGCAGCTTGCGCGTAAGACCCAAGGTACACACCAACGCCTTGAGCAGCGGCTTTTTTGCCAGCGCTTGCTGCTACCGTTTGCTCAATATACTGTTTGGCTGCGGCACCAGTAAGCCCACGAACAGCAGCTTCTTTGGCAGCGGCACCAGCAATCCCACGGGCAGCAGCCACCTCAAGTCCAACACCGGGGATAAGTGTAGTCAGAAGATTGGGTACTTGCTCCGCTGCGGTCTCAAAAACAAAACCGGGAACATCACCAATCCCACGTACATCTTTGAGTTCTTTGTACTGCGGTGAATAGTACGCATCAATCTCTCGCTGCGTCTGCGCAGCCTCTTCCATCTGCCGCTTGGCGTAATCATCAAAGCCAAGCATGCTGGCTCCCATCGCGGGGAGCACATCACCAAAAGCAGAACTGAGTTGTTTAGCGCCGCGCTTGAGCGCACGGCCACCCATCTCCCCGAAGGATAAATCCGACATAGGGAGGTTGTGTTTTTTATAAAGTTCCCTTAACTGAGACGAAACTTCCTCTTGCGATAAAGAATCATCAATCCGAGTTGGCCCAAAATGTGGGAGATCTATGATCATGGGGTTGGAGCACTGAGTCTTTGGTCCAAACTGGGAATATTATCTTCATCCGGCAACATCATTTTGCCAGCCCGTTCGCTAATTCCATTAAGTCTGGCACGTTCATACATGGTCAGCAATTCTGGATTCGTTCTCCAGTTATCCCCCCCACGTTTTTTCATATCTGCAACCAAAGCACCAAGCCCAAACTGACTCTCTTCAAAGTCTTTGGTAGCTTTCGCCCAGTTCGCCCCAAGCAGGGCATTTACTTTGGCTTTGTCAATACCAAGTTTCTGTGCGTAGTATGCAGCCTTTTGAGAAAGCTCTGCGTTACGGGCTGCGTTCAGATCGCCACGTGCAAGAGCTTTCTCTTTAATGCTCTCAAGGTGCATATCGCGGTACAGGCCCATCTTAGCCTGACCAAGCTGGCCAGCCATGATTGAGTTTTCTTCCGCAGCACGCTGCTTGTTGGACGCCATAAGAGCAGCCACACCAGTGCTTGCACCCTGACCAATATTGGCAGCGGCAAACGGAGACGTGCCACCCATCATACCCAGACCGGCTTGGAGCAACGCAAGATACTTGTCCTGCTCACGGCTGGACTCAACACCTTTCTCACGTTTGTCCAACGATGCGCCAATTTTCTCCAACAGCTTGTCGTATGGCGTTTCGGTTGGTGCTGCTGGCTCATCGACGGGTTTGAACGAAGTGGGAGCTTCTGGAGGTTTAGCTACGTTCTGTTTTTCCCGTGCTTTTACTGACTCCCGAACGGATGCAGTATCAGGATAGGGGGCGTTGGATATAGGTGGCGGAGATGGTGTTTTTTCCGCAGCTACACGTTCTTTTGCTTTTTCCAATTTTTGGCGACGTGCGGCTTCAGCCGCTTCAGATTCCCAAGGAAAACTAAATTGCTGTCTTAAAACTTCGTCTTCCGCTTCCGTGCGCGTAGGAGGAAGATTTGCAGGGATGTCTCTTGGGTCGGCTTCGTAGTCTGTACCTAGCCCAAGGATAGAGGGAATAGGCCCTCTTGACCCCGCAGCAAACCTCGGCACCTCGCCTCCCTGCGCCAACCCAGTGACATAACCCTGAGTCTCACGGAAAGGAGGTATACCACCATACTTCTGCACGTTGCCCGGACCAGCATTGTATGCAGCCGCAATAAGTTTGGGATCGTTGAACATCTTGCTTAGCTGCGCAAGATACTTAACCCCGCCGTTGATGTTCTCATCTGGATTGAACGGGTCGGTCACACCAAGTTGTTTGGCAGTGGCGGGCATCAACTGCATGACGCCCATCGCCCCAGCGGGAGACACAGCGGTTGCTGGGTTTTTAAGCCCACCCGTTTCTTTATTGAGCACATGCAGAGCAAGGCGCGGGTCAACCCCATACTTCTCAGCCGCTGCAAGTACTTTGGACTCGTACGCATGACTACCCATACCGCGAGTCATGGGCGCAGCAAGTCGTCCAATCCCTTCGCGTGGCGTTCTACCCGCAGCTTCAGCAGGAGTGCGGGCGTTAACTTCTGGGCGGTACTCTGATTCAGGCATCATCTCAGAGCTTTCTGCACCCTGACCCGTCTGCGACAAGAAATGCCTGAAGATCTGCTGATCTTCCTTGCTCATACTGGCAAGGTCTAACTCATCTTCACCATCGTCCTCCTCGTCGTCAGTTTCACCGCCCGACGCAAAAGCTACGATGCCGCCCGAAGCGGCTTGTACAGGCAGGTTGCTAGGAAGTGAAGGGACACCTTGGGACATCGGCGCTTGGGGCATCCCTTGGGGCATCCCTTGGGGCATCGGAGGGGCAGGATTGTTTGCCGCCGCAAGAACTTGCGCAGCAACAGGAGGTGCAGCGGGGGCGGTAGGTGCAGCCGAGTTACGTTCTTTGACCTTCTCCGCAATCATCGGAATTGCAATGTATGCAGGGATAACCCCGTCCTGCATACCCTTCTGGAGCATATCAATAGAGAATGCTTCAGGACGATTGAGCAACTTCTGGATAGCGGACATGACCGTACCTTATTTATTCATTGTATTGTACAAGCCCAAACCGGCAATACCAGCCGTGCCCAGACCTGCAGCTTGCGATACAAAACTAGGAGGTGCTTGGTAGCTGGATGTGGTTGTGGCTTGCATCGGCAGACCACGAAGCTGGGCGTTGAGGAACGCCAATTGCTGCTGTGGATACTGCTGACCAGTCGCATAGTTGCTAATTGCTTGATTGATGAGGTTTTGCTGCTGTTGCTGTTGTACACCACCAAGACTAGATTGCAGGTTAACAATCCCCTGCTGCGATTGCTGTTGTAGATTCCCAAGGTTGCCCAACTGCCCAGCCGCACCCAGCGCTTGCCCGTAACCTTGCATACCAAGGTTGGCACCAAACTGTTGGTTCTTAATAGCTTGTTCGTATGCGTTGTTCAGACCTGTTGCTTGAATATTGCCAAGCTGGGTCTGCAAGTTACGATTGGCCTCGGCGTTCTCAATAGCTTGACGCCCACCCCCAAAAGCACCAGCCTGTGCGAACCCAGCACCGCGTTTAGTCCCGGCAATATCAGCCTGACGCATAGCTTCTTGCTGCTGAATACCCACCACATTTTGCATGTAGGGGTTCATGTACGAAGCTACTTCGTACGGATTGCGTACGCCTTGCGAATATTGCTGCCCCGCACCAAGAGCACCTTGACCTGCCATGTAGGCAATGTCACTACCCGCTCCAATCTGTCCGGGGGTTTGCATCTGCTCTGCGTTAGCTTGAGCAGCTTGTTGCAAGGGGCTAAATCCAGCTACATAATCTTCTGGGCTTTGGCTGTACGGCTTGTACGGCTGCGTGCCGGTAATATCTACCTCACCTGTCGTAGACCCAGCTTTTGGTTGGGTCGTGAACATTTGCTGCATCGTTGCGCCGAGCATTGACTCGACATATGGACGCGCATAATCAGGGATGTTGGTATTCGTTACCGTTGAAGAGGTTGGACCTCCGCCGCCACCAGCCATGATGTTTCCTTAGATTAAGACTTCTACCAAGGTGTTCCTTGGTTCAAAGTTGTAGCGTTTCCAAAGGCGCACGATAGCCGGTCTGCCGTAGCCTTGAATTTTAGTAGCGCCGTTATGTTTCAACAGCAGTTTGAACTGCTCAAATGTGTTTTGATTGGAGATTAGCGTCCCCCCAATTGTCGTCACAAATGCCACTCGGTGCAACGGATAGTTGATAAAAGAGATCGTTGCCGACCCATGAATCTCACCTTGTTCATCTACCGCAACGACAAGCAGCCACTGCCCACTAGCCAAGAACGCTTGGACGTGATCGACGTTATACGATGCTGCCCAATCAGGGAAATCTCCACCTTTCTCAAGAGCTTCCGCAATAAACGGTCTGACCTTGGGCCAGATCTGATGTATATACATCGTTTCTACATGGCGGATGCTTAGCTCCATCAGCGGCGTACCTTTTTCAACATGCGGCGAACAGTGGCCATATCCCCCGCACGATGTGCGGCTAATAGCTTTTGACCGGGAGACTTGGGTAGGGCAGCGATACCCCCACGGGCAAACGCCGACATTTGATAATCGTCATCTCTCCACCCCCCACCGCCGCCAGTAGAGCCACCCACCATTTTTATGTTGTGCGACACAAAACCAGACGACACATAAGTATGTGCATCATGCACTGTGATCTTCACAACTGCACCGGATTCGGCAGGTTCGGATGACAGAACAATTCCAAACCCTTCTGGCTGCACAAGTTTGGCTCCGGGTTTGAGATTTTGAATCTCTTCCCAACCCTTGTCGGTTAGCACGCGGTGATTGGACGTACCTACGAAGTCGTTGCCATTTGTGAGTTCAATCTTCCAGCGGTTTGCGTAGTCCAATGAGACCGCAGTAATAGGGAATGCGCCCCACTCACCCGTTTTCTCGTGCTGTGTCCAGACCTGCATCCCCGGCTCAACAACCCCGGCTTCTCTGGTCGAACCATCAGCAAGCAGGATGGGAACCCAAGGCGCAGGGCAACCACCATCGCCACCAAAACCCCCACTATAAGCATCCCCGTAATCGTAATTACCTCCGCCGCCGTAATCAATACTACCGCCCGTAACTGGGAAAACATTTGGAGCAACATCAGGAATAACGCTAGTTATGCCACGTCCATAGTCATCTCCGTATCGTGGAGAATTTGGGTTGGCTGCGTAGAAATCATTTAATGTGTTTTGATAATCATTCATCGCACCTTCGTAATTTGCTTGGCGTCCCGCATAATCAGCCAGCGCAGTATTTGCCGCTTCTTGATTAGCCGCTGCTATGTTATCCGCGTTAATTTGGTTAACGTTTAGCGCATCATTGTCGTCTTTTTGGGATTGGTTGTTTTCGGCATTTACCGCATTTACTGCATCAACATAATCTCCTTGGGCTATGTCATACCTTGCGTTTTCTATGTTGTTGACGTTCAGGTCGTCCTGATACCCCGCGTTGATATCGTTTTGCCTTTGCTCCGCAAGATCATCTGCGGTAAGAAGTAACCCATCAGTTGACCCAAAAATTGTAGTGCCGACATTTGCTGGATTGTTTTGCCAATTTGAGTCGTAGTCAGTACCTTGACCAAGTGGCCCAACGATTACCGTCCCCTTGCCCGAATCGGATCGCCAACTTGTATCGTAGTCAGTACCTTGACCAAGTGGCCCAACATCAACCCTTCCCCGGTCGTATCCACTAATCCATTCAGGTTGTTCCGTAGTTGGCCCAAACGTAAACGTATCTCGTAAATTTGCAGGGTCGTTTGTATCTACATCACCAATTCCATCAGGATCTACCCAATCTGTTTGGCTAATACTTGGCCGTGTAATTACTGATGTGGTTGCTTCTTCAGTTGGGCCAGTCGGGCCAGTATCGTAAGTCGTACTAGTCGGACCAGTGTCGTAAGTCGTCTCAGTCGGACCAGTGTCGTAAGTTGTTTCAGTTGGCTCAGTGTCTTCAGTCGGCTCAGTATCGTACGTTGGTACAGTTGGCTCAGTGTCTTCGGTCGGATTGGTGTCGTACGTTGGTACAGTTGGCTCAGTCGGCTCAGTGTCTTCGGTCGGATTGGTGTCGTACGTTGGTACAGTTGGCTCAGTCGGCTCAGTGTCTTCGGTCGGATTGGTGTCGTACGTTGGCTCAGTCGGCTCAGTGTCTTCAGTTGGACTGGTGTCGTACGTTGGTACAGTTGGTACAGTCGGCTCAGTCGGCTCAGTGTCTTCAGTCGAATTGGTGTCGTACGTTGGTACAGTCGGCTCAGTCGGCTCAGTGTCTTCAGTCGGATTGGTGTCGTACGTTGGTACAGTCGGCTCAGTCGGCTCAGTGTCTTCAGTCGGATTGGTGTCGTACGTAGGAAAAGTTTCGTATGTAGGAAAAGTTGGGTCGGTATAGAATGTGGGAAAGGTCGGGTTGTACGTGTCCACAGTCGGATCAACGTCGTACGTATCCGTGTCCTCAGTCGGATACGTAGGAGTAACCGGAGGTTGTGGTGGAGGAGGCGGTGGCGGGGGAGGCGGTGGTGGAGGCCCCGGAGGTTGGGGTTGCTGCCCACGTGGGCCAAAGAAATAGCTATAGCGCGGTGCAACCATTGGCGCAATGCCACGGCTGTACGGGTTGTAGTAACTAGGGTTGTACCGGACTGGCTGGTACGCTTCTGGAGTGAAAGCAGTGATGCCCGTATTGCCGGGAGCGCGGGGGGCTACGGGTTGGTAACCTTGAAATTGGGCTGTGCTAGCGTACGGATCGCCTTGGCTGCGGTCACGTAAAAAATTGCTATACCCTCTTTGCTGACGGCGAACTTCGCGGTTAAACCCACCGCCGTAATCATCGCCACCACCGAAGTTACCACCACCCGCCATCGTGATCTCCTTACGCAGGCATGTACTTGCGTGGGTTTATTTGCTTGCCTTGGCGCGGATTGCCCGTGCGTGCGTGACGAACTTTGTTCATCATTGCGTACAACTGCTTGGCACCTGCGTCTGTAGATCCATTACCCAAGTGGGAGACGACATCGGCAGGCACGACAAACTCACCTTCAGCCAATCGTGCAGGTTGTTTGCGACCTATCCGTGCTGGGATATTATCAGACATCCCGTCGCCGGGGCCTTTTAACAGCCGTCCGCCATCAGAATAACCACCCAATGTGCTTACTCCACCACCAGCCGCCATAGTCTGCATGTTGCTGGATGGCCCACCAACCATGATTGGGCCTTGATTTAGCCCAGCAATACCACCTTCTGCATAGAACCTTGGGGTGTAGTTGGCTGGGTCATATCGAAACTTGCTCAATGGCCCGGAGTACTTCTCTTCCTTTGGCACTTTGTACTTGGCCTGATCGGCCAGCATGAGCGCACCGATACCAGCACCGCCACCATAGAGTGCTTTTTCTGGAGTGGATAGTCCTTTCCACCATGCTTTGGTGTCAGAAATTGGACCACCGGGAGCTTGCGGCATGCCCGCACCAGCGGACTGTGCCACGGGAGCAGATGCAGAGGACATAGGCCCTGCACCAACTTGAGCACCAATAGGCTGGTTCATCCCCGGCACAGTAGACATAGGGCCGGGACCAGCGCTCGCAACAGACAATGCATTAGGGGTATATGGAACCCCCGCCGCGCTACCTCCGGGTACTGCACCATTAATAATAGGTGCGGCTCCGCCGCCACCAGCACCACCAGCGGCTCCAGCTTCGGCAGCACCAGCGCCACCGCCAAATACGGCACCACCAATTCCAGCACCAGCGCCACCAGTGGCCGCACCAAGTAATGCTCCTTTCAGCGGGTCACCGCCTTGGATGGCCGCGCTTCCACCACCTAGTGCTGCGCCAATCAGTGCGCCTTCAACAATTCCACCACCTGCCATGATAGTTCCTTAGTTATCCAACTTTCCAATTCGTGCCGTCTGAATATACAGGCACTTTAGTTGACCCGCCACCGGCTACCGTGGAGCCAAATGTAGACACAGAAGAGTCAATAACAAACCCTCTAGCACCTACACCCGATACAGCCGCGCTTGATAACTGGGCTACCCTTAACGGAGTACTTGGCCGATTAACCGCGCTATCAATCTGATTGAAGTACAACCGTAAGATGTTAGTAAGATCGTTAATATAGTTCTGGTCGTACTCAACAGTTGAGTTGGGTAGGCGCGGAGCTACGATATTACTCATCTGCGACCGTCATTACGAATATCAATTCGTGGCGAGCCAAGCTGCCATTGCAGCCCAAGCTGGTTTCCTTCAATCTTAAACGCCATCTGGCGCCCGCGCACGCGGGTGTATACCTGCCCAGTATACTGCTCAATTGGATACGTGGCTGTACGGGTGGCCGTAGCGTAAGCGTTGCCCCCCACTGATAGTGGGCTATTGTACCCGGAACCTGAGTTTTGCAGGGGGTACAGCGTCATGGTTACTTGGGGTGCTGCGGCAGTAGAACCATTAAATTTAAGGTCTGGCAGCATACGCCATACAAACCCAAAGTTGTGCCCGTCATCAATATCAAACTCGGACGACAGGATGTACGACTCGATTGGTACGCCCGTAATTGAATCCGTGCAGTCGTTTACGCCGTTCTCATGCCAGACAAGATTACGTGAGTAAGTTGCAGCAATCGGGTAGTTGTTTAACCCACTATCAAGCCAAGCCGTACGCCCCATCGTGCCGTAGTACCAGATGTTTTCCAAGTAGTTATATATAACATAGCGGTCTATTACTGTGCTGTTAGACGAACAATAGAACCACCAGACTTCGTTAAAGCCTTCGTTTGTGCTAGCGAAAAACTGTTGGGACTGCGTTTGATTTATGTCATTAAATACATATTGACGAAGATCGCAGCTTAGCGTCTGTACACGCCCGTCATACTTGTAGAACTTGTCCGTGCCCAACCAGTATATGACCCCAGAGGCTAACGTAACAGCGTTTGGCCCGGCGATTGAAATGCCATCACCAAGAAGTTGTGAACCCCACACTATCGGCGGGCCGAGATACTGTAAAGAGTATAGAGATGAATCAGTAAAAACAACGATCTCTTGCCGACTCTGCACGGTCGTAACAATTTCAGAACCGTGTGACAACCGCAAACTACCAGCTTGGTTAGTAATAGCAGGGAACCACGTAGTCAATGATTCTTGGTCAGACCACCGGATAAGCATAGGGTCAAGCGTGGTGCTACCGTAATCATTTGTACCAAACACCAAGATAAACCGACTAGCGTCCGATACCGTAAATGAGTTTTGATACAGCGGAGCGTACCCATCAGACCCGCCTATACTGGCGAGAGGGTAACCCCGAGCAGAGACATAATGCGTGCCAGACTGTGTGCCCGTTGTATTGATAGCCGATCCGTTATACGTGGCGGATAAGTTGCAAGTGGTAGCGCCAGAGTTGACAACGTAATAAACAGTGCCCGGAATCAACCCAGTGGGCAAATACCCCGTGGTTGTTAGTGTAATAGCGGTCCCGTTTGGTATTGCAATACCGACTGTAAGAACAGCGGGGCTGGCAACAGTTACCGTAAAGATAAAATTCTGGTAGCCAATAACCGCATCCCAGTAATACAGCGGTGACCCACGAATGCCATACAGCAAATTCTGCCCATAGTTAATCTGATTCCAAAGCTGCAGCGCCGCGCTTATTGATGTGCTACCGTATCCCCAAGTACCTATAAGCGATGGTGGCGCAAACGTCGGCGGAGTGCCCCATGATCCAGCGCCCCACCCAACAATTGGCACAGCATATTCTGGCCCCGAATTGATTTGGTACGAAATGTAGACCGTACCGCCGCCAGAAGTATTAGATGATGCAATGCCAGTGAGCGTGATGCTGTAGGTACTGGTTGTCAAGTACGTGATGACATATTCACCAACCGGAACAGTTACACCTCCCACTGTGGGAGCCGCGCCAGAGTAGTAAATATTGATGTATGCGCCGTTTACGGCCCCGTGGTTGGCATCAGTAATTGTTATTGTCGTGTTGCCACCAGAATTGGACGCTGTGGAGGTAGCAAACGGATTGGTCAGCGTGCTGGTCTTGCGGATTGGGGTAACGTCATAGTACGCCCCACCGTTCTCAATATAGAACTTCAGGTTTGTACCAACACCCGTCAGGCTCTGAGCAGCAAGCGTCACCCAAGACCAGAGCGACCGGCAGACCCCAAGAAATGTATTGGCCGAGATTTGTAACCAACCGCCTATTTTTTCAGGCGTGCCTTGCCGGAAGCGGATTTTTTCCGACTCGTAGTATCCACCCTCGTTGGTGTACCGCGTGTTTTCGCGGTTAACTCCCGGCCTGAACAGTATCTTCTTGAGTGGCATTACTTGCTCGCTACGCCTTTGTGCTTCTCAAAGGAACGCATACCACCAAACCCAAGCAGACCGGCCAGCAACGTCATGAGTTGTTCAACTTGCAGGTCAGGAGGCGGGTTTAAACCTTTTGGAATGATATCGTAACCTTGACCAAAAGCCCACAACCACTGCATCAGGGGGTAACCCAAAAATTGGTAAGCCAACCCAAGAACGCCCACCCACCCCACAGCAGGGCGCCACCCAGCGACAAAAAAGTTAGAAGACGCCGCTTCAATTTTATTGACTTCAACCTGAGCCAAGTCGGTGGCTTGGTCAATGCGTTTTTCCTCAAGGTCGAGCTTGCGCTCCTCCAACGCCATCTCCGCCCGTTCTTTATCCGTTGTGATGAGCGAATCCGCAACTTTGCCAACGCCTTCAATGATTGAACCTATACCTATCAGATCCATTACTTCAGCCCTTTCAAAGTGCGATTTATCCAGCCGAGGAGGAACTTGGACTGGGTACGGTTTTTATTGCAAATGTCCGCGTAGCGAGTGATCTTTGCCAGCGCGTAGGCTTTCCGAAACGCTTCTGGTTCAACACTGTTGAACTTTTCCACGGTCTTGTCGCCAACTGCGCCGTCTGGTGTAGCGCCCACGATCAACTGCGCGAGCTTAACCGCGACGCCCATGCCGGTGTTTACGCCAAAGTTGAAAACCGATTCCGCAACAACTTGGTTCGTAATTTCATCGCCTCGTAAACGATCCCAAAACTCAGCTTTATAGAATCCACGTACCATTCCAGTAAGGAGCGGATTGTTGATTTCTTTGTGATCAATGAGGTTCCATCCGCCCCACTGGGGGTTTTTGTTTCGTGCAATTCCAGCATAAGTCATCCCTCCGGTATCACCGGGAATAGTGTGTAGAACGTAGCCGCCTTCGTCGCGGATCATCTGTTCAAAGGCTTGCTCAAAGTTAGCCATTATTTCCTCGCCATTCTGTCTTCGATGATACTGATGTGCTTCTGGTTGTCATGGATCATGTCGCGGTTGCGCTGAATCTCTTTCTCAAGCTCTTGCCGCAGTTTTTCCCTTGCTAGTTCAGCCCCAGAGTTAGTGGCCTGTTTGTTGTCGCTGGTAACAACAAGGGAGATTTTGGCGTTGAGTACAGTGACCTCATGCGTAAGTTTGTCTAACGCAGACATCAGGTAGACCACGCAGGTGAACAAAATTGGAAGAACAGCAAAGGCCGTCTTCTCGATAAGCTGACTCTTGGCTTCAAGTTTTTCGCTCATTGCTTATCCTTTACCTTGTTGATCTGCTCCCAAGCAGACTTCATTTTTTCCTCAAGGACCGCAACCCGTAGGTCCAACTTAGACAGCACGATGATAAGCGTTACGAGACCGAGCAACACCGGCCATGCTTTCAGAAAGAGTTCAGCTATTTCCATCACCGTGCCTCCTGATGTGCTCGTTCCGAAGGAATGTCACTTTTTTGCGCCCGTCGTGTCGTTTGACTCTACCCAAAGCGGGCGGGTTGTTCAAGTATTCTGCGGCTCGCAGGATCAAATCAGGGTCGTCATCAAAAATACCAAGCGCCGTGTTGCATCGTTTGCACAGCACCCCCCGAACATCATCAGAGTCGTGGCAGTGGTCTACCGCAAACTTGTACTGTTTAAGTTTGAGGGGGTTGTCACAGATAGCACAATTATACCCCTGAAGTTTCAACAGGAAGTCATAATCTGATGGGGACAATCCGAAACGATCAAGACGGTTTACGTCCGCTTTGCACGGACTACACAGAAAGTAGTCCCTACGCCCGTGGATGATCAAGTCATCTTTGGCAAACTCGCCAGCACATACAGCGCAAAAGGGCATTTGAATACCCCGGTGGGTCGCACCGGGGCCGGACCTTAGTTGTCGGTCTGTTCGTCTTCGTCTTCTTCAGCGTCGTCTTCTTCTTCAGCGTCGTCTGCTTCAGCAACTGCATTTGCAGCAACTTCAAACTGCGCTTCAATGTGTGAAGAGAAGAGGCTGCTCAGCGTAAATTCGTTGATGCCGCTTTCAATAGCAACAGCAAACGCGACAGAGAACAAACCGTTCAGCGCATCAATCGGCTCAGAACCATCAATGGCGGCAATGATCAAGTCTTTCATGAGAATCTCCGGGGTTGATAGGCGGTTGCCCACCGCAATTTTAAAGTGGTTTTTATACAGGACTGTTACTACGTGTTGGATACGTTTGTTGACGGGAATTGACGTGCGTTACCGGGGTAAACAATACGGACTGCGCCTCCAGCGCCGCCTCCGCCCGGACCACCACTTGCTGGCCCTCCACCCCCACCACCAAACAATGCGCCACTACCGCCTGCGCCGTTGCCATACGGCGAAGTTGCTTGCCCTGAACCACCTGTAGAGCCGCCCGAACCTCCGCCGCCACCGTTATCCAAAGCGCCTATCCCGCCAGCGGGCGACCCGCCGCCACCACTTGCACCTTGGCCGTAAAGCCCAACACCGCCGCCACCACCACCGCCAGAGGCAATATATGGTCCGGTAGTGAAGAACCCACAACCGCCACCGCCACCTCCGCCACCAGAGCCACTAGAGCCAGCACCTGAATTCGATCCCGCGCCGCCGTCGCCGCTATACCCACCAGCACCGCCGCCGCCGGGGCCGATATAGTTTGGCGCTAAATATCCCTGCCCAGCCCCACCGTTGCCACCACCAGAGCCAACACAGTTAGTACTACCAAGACCGGCAGAAAGTATGATGGTTGAGCTTGCCGTTAGGGACGATGTGTATCCGTCGCCTCCGTTGACCTGTACCGTAATAGATTGACCCGGAGTTACTGAGTAGTTGTTTAGGTAGCGCAGCGCACCACCAGTACCACTTTGAATACCATCAAAGCCCGATGAACCCGCACCGACAGCCACGGCAGAAATTGATGTGACCCCGGCAGGAACAATAAATGTGAAGGTTCCACCAGACGTATATTCGTTTGCGCCGCCAGTGAGGATTGAATTGCTTGCCGCGCTTGGCGCACCTGACCCAAGCCCGTTGTTTGCAGTGACAGTGAATGTGTAAGAAGTAAGCGAAGACAGCCCAGTAACAGTAATTGGCCCTGAACTTGCCGTACCCGTGAACCCACCCGGACTAGACGTTGCCGTGTAGCTGGTAATTGGCGACCCACCATTGTTTGCCGGGGCGGTGTAGGAAACCGACGCAGTATAAGAACCTATTGTAGAAGCCGTAACCCCCGTGGGCGCATCGGGCGTGCGCCCATAGCTCAGCCCAACAACTGAACTAAGAATGCCACTCATGTCAGCGCGGTCCCCGTGATAATCCAAGTTGTGCTTGTTACTTTTAGCGCATTGGCAACGCCATACTGACCAAGTGTGCGCGTACCTGCCGTACCAAAATATCCCCAGTACATCGTGTCTGCGTTCGCAATACTGATCGCAGTAGACGACAAGTTCACAAACGAAATAACAGTGCCAATTGGGTAAGCCACGGAACTATTTGCGGGGATAGAGTACGTCGCAGAACCAGCGCCAACAGCGTGGTAAATATGTTTGCCAGCATCACTCAGTACAGTTGTGTAGTTACCAGTCTGAGCGTTCTGCGGGATATTCAGGTAGCCTGCCGAGTTAGTCCCATCAATCGTGCAGTTTGAAAGCGTGCCAGAAGCTGGCGTCCCAAGCGCAGGGGTTACGAGCGTGGGGCTGTTTGAAAGTACTACTGAACCAGAACCAGTCGAAGAAGTTACCCCAGTGCCTCCGTTGACAACCGGCACAACCCCCGCTGTGAAGGGGGGAGAAATCTTTACGAAGTCCGTACCATTAAAAGCAACGGTACACCGCTCATTGGCAGCAAGCACAACGCCTGTTTGCCCTGTTGCTCTGAACGTGACTGTGTACGTACCGGAGGTGTTGAGAACAACGTAGGTTTTGCTGGCTGCTGGGGCTGTGATGGTGATGTTAACGGAAGCCGGGGACGCAATAATGACGGCATACTGGGAAGATGTGGCACCAAGCGCACCACCAGTTGTTTTGGTTAGCGTTGTGTCCGCAGTTATCGTCAACGCCCCGGCAATACATGCGTCAAGATAGGTTGTGATGTTGTTGTTAACTATGTCTCCCCAAGTACCAGACAACTCCCCGGTGGCAGGGAGCGCAAGCCCAAGAAGCGTGGTGTATGTGGTTGCCATTAAAAGTCCTTACGCGGCTATTTGTGTCCAGTACGGGTTTTGGCTGTCATCAACCTGAACCCAATTGGGTGTTTGTGGGTTACTTATAAGCGTCCAGTTTGGATTTTGTGGGGTTGGGATCGGAATCCAGCCGTTGTATGGGAGAGCTACTTGTCCTACTGCGCCAACGCCCTGTACACCACTTGGGTATACTATAACATTCTGATTGAACGAAACTTGCCCAATCGCGCCTGTACCAGAAACCCCGGTAACAGTTGTCGCAGAAGAGAATACTACTGTGATTGTGCCAAGTACACCTGTAGCTTGAACTCCGTTAACGGCAACTGATGTAGGAACCTGAGTTGTACCGATTGCCCCGTTAGCCTGTACGCCTGTGACGTATGGGATGGTTCCAACCTGACCGTTACCCTGTACCCCAGTTGGAGATACAACTGCCCCTGCAATGATTGAGACAGAACCGATTGCGCCGGTAGCACCGACTCCGGTAGCAACAACATTTGATGCGCCGGTAGCAACTACAGAACCGACACTAGCTGTCCCTTGGACCCCGGTAACAGTAAAGATGATTGGATTAACAACAGCACCAATCTGCCCGTTACCCTGAACTCCATCTGGAAAGACAACAAAACCAAATACGTTGGTGACCTGCCCTATCTGTCCGTTGCCCTGAACCCCGGCAACAGTTAGCCCAGCGACGTTAAACGCATCGTTTTGGAATGCGGTTGATTCAAAGGCACCTTCTGTACCTACAAGCTGGACATAACCAAGTTGCCCTGTAGCGGATACGCCGTCTACAAGAACCAGCGCAGGGACAACAACTGTTGACGTTCCGACTGCACCCGTGCCCTGCACCCCGTTTACATACGGGATGATTCCAACCTGACCATTACCTTGAACGCCGGTAACAGCAAAGTTCTGCCCTGCAATGATGGATACAGAACCAATAGAACCTGTTGCCGCGACTCCGGTAAGAGATACCGCTGCCGCGCCCGTGGCGGTTACCGTTCCTACTGAACCTGTGCCTGATACCCCGGTTACGTTAACAAAGACAGGGTTGACCGTTTGCCCGATTTGTCCGTTGCCTTGCACCCCATCTGGGAAAACAACGAAGCCAAAAGCATTGGTGACTTGACCGACTTGTCCGTTGCCTTGGACCCCGCTAACAGTTAGACCGGCAACAAAGAACGCAGTAGGTTCAAATGCAGTGGCTTCAAACGCACCGTCTGTACTGATTGCGCGAATAGTTCCAACATCACCCGTGGCAGATACGCCGGTAACAGGGACAATAATTGGAACTGCTGCGGAACCAATTGCTCCAGTACCAGCAACGCCGGTAACAGAGACGGTAGCGGGGATTGCAACTGTGACGGTGCCGACTGAGCCTGTACCGGATACGCCGTCTACAGTGAATACATAGCCATAGGCTAGGGTGACGGTTCCAATTGCTCCAGTGCCTTGCACACCAGAGGCGGTGAGTGCGTTAACAAAGAACGCATCACCGTAGAACGCACCAGAATCAAATGCACCGTCTAAGTTGACGGCTTGGATAGTCCCTACTGCGCCGGTAGCACCGACGCCCGTGACAAAGGTTCCGGACTCGGCTTCAAATGCGTTCGAATCAAACGCAATACTGAAAGCCGCAGCCACAGTTTAAACCTCAGTTTCGCAGGCAACTCCAGTCACTTCGACTACACAAGAGATAACAGGAACCCACACTTGGTTCTCTTCATCCCAGATGTACTCGTTCCCGTCTTCGGGTTTTTCAATATTTACCATGTTACCGTTCCAGTTCCAGATGTAAATGTGTAAATTTTATACCCAGCCCGACTTGATGTATCGGGCGTTGGTACAGACGGTCCAGTAGTTCCGTTACACACAAGTGAGGAGGTCATTGCAGTGATGCTTGGCAACGAGCTTGGGTAAGCAATGATTACAACGCCAGAACCACCGTTGCCGCCAGCACCGTCGCTACTTCCGTTATAACCGCCGCCACCACCACCACCGCCAGTATTTGTAGCTCCAGCACTACCGGCTCCACCTTGACCACCAGCGCCACCAGTTGTTGGAGAAGCTGGTGTAGTAACTGTGCCGGAATAACCGCCGCCGTTTCTTGCGCCGCCAGAGCCACCACCAGCATAAGTTACTGAAGTGCCAGTAATACTGGATGCAATACCTGCGCCCCCGCCACCAGACGCAGAACCAGAACCCGCGCCGCCAACTCCAAACGCTCCGCCGCCGCCACCAGAAGGATATGGAGAAGCCGCAGTTGCAAGTCCATTACCTCCAACTTGTCCTTGACCAGCTATGGCCGTGCCGCCAACAAGACCGTTTATGCCAGCAGTAGCCGCGCCGCCGCCAGAAGCACCAGCTAAACCGTTTGCAGCTCCCCCGCCACCACCGCCACCACCGGTTGCGGTAATACTGCTAAATACAGAACTAGAACCATTAGTCCCGCTTCCTTGAGATACTCCTCCGGTCCCGTTTGCGCCAACAGTGATGGTAATTGCGGAGCCAGAAACAACGCCAAAGTTGCTATGCGCTAAATAACCACCAGCGCCGCCTCCGCCACCTAAACTACCGCCACCGCCTCCGCCACCAACAACAAGCAAGTCCATGCCGGTAACAGCAAAAGGAAGCGGGGTTGTCCTTGGGGCTAATGTGCTGGTCGTTGTAAACACATGCTCAACAAAGTTACCGGACACATAAACCGTGCCACCATCAAAATACTGAGTTGTACCGGGATAGCGAATAACTACGATACCGGAGCCACCTGCTGCCGAAGACCCAGCCGACCGTAGACCGCCACCGCCGCCACCCGTGTTTGCTTGTCCTGCGATTGGGCCAACACTCCCGGTGCCACCATTACCGCCGCCCCCAACACCGCCAGTTCCTCCAGTTGTATCCGCACCGCCACCGCCACCGCCAGCATAAACAACCCTAGTGCCAGTAATATCAGACGCAATACCAGCGCCGCCGTTGCCGCCAACATCAGTTACTGCTTGATTTAAACCAACTGTTCCGGCTCCACCGCCGCCGCCGCCGTCAAACTGAAAACTGTTATTTGCTACGCCGCCCGCATTACCTTGTCCAGAAATCCCTGCCCCCGCCGTTCCAGCGGAACCTGCTGTTGCTTGCGCCCCGCCGCCGCCTGACCCACCTGACCCGCCACCGTTTGCGCTTGCTGCCCCAGTGCCAGACCCTCCAAAACCACCCCCAGCGGCAACAATTCGTCCCGTAAATGCCCCAGAGCTTGCGGCGTCAAATACAGATGCCTGCCCCGCAGCGCCCCCTGCGCCACCACCACCAACAGTTACAAAATAAGAAGCCCCCGGTGCAACGCCAGCATATCCTTGAAGAACTCCACCGCCTCCGCCGCCAGCACCGTTAGAAGTACCACCACCGCCACCACCGGCAACAAGCAGATACTCCACAGTCGTTGGAGGCACATTAGTCCATGTCCCTTGCTTAATTGCAAGGGCGACCTGTGAGAGCGTCCAGATACCCGAATAGGCGGCCATGTGTTTTTACTCTGCTGCGGGCGTTTCGACTGGGGCTTCTGCGGGCGTTTCAGCAACAACTTCTTCAACTACTTCTTCAACTACGACAAACTCAATCCATGAGGTTGTTGGCTCATCCCAGTTGTAGATTTTACCGTCAGTCGGCATAGGCGTGGGGGCGTTCCACAGACAAGTCTCTTCGTCCAAGACCCATGATGGGAATGGAGACGGCGGGATGAAGGCGTCACGCTGTGCGTCGTAAGAAAAACCAATACCGGCGTAGTTTTTACGCAGTGGCGTTCCACCTAAAAGATGTTTGCCGCCTTGGGTATTGTAGCTGGTCTGAAAATACTCAGCAGGGTCGCCCCAATGACCAAGGTCAAGAACTTCTTTCTCAATGACTATGACGTTTACAACAACGCCGTTCTGGACTCGTGCAAAATGGCTCAAAATAAACTCCTTAGAAAGTAATGGTTCCGGAACTTGTCCAGATATACACACGATAACCGTTGGCAATACTGCCCTGAACACCTTGGAGAGTGCCCACTACTGATGCCGGGGGGTCAAAGTTTGCTGGGTAACGAATGATAACGATGCCAGAACCGCCGTTTCCACCTGCCCTACTTACTTTACCCGCTGCGCCGCCGCCACCGGAACCCGAATTAGACAGTGCGCTTGTTGGCGCGGTTTCAGTAGCAGAAACATAACTACCGCCATTACCTGCGCCCGCTGCTCCCAAACCCCCTGTTGAAGCGTATGCACCGCCCCCACCGCCTCCGGCATACTGAATTGGACTTCCGGTAATTGTAGAAACTGTTCCAGTACCGCCGTTTCCTCCGGTAGTCGTTGATGCACCTGTCGTAGAAAGTCCTACGCTTCCAGAGCCACCACCGCCACCGCCAGCATTAGTTCCGCTTGAAGAAGAACCGCCGCTATTGCCTTGCCCCGCAGTACCTGCGCCCCCTGCGCCAGTGCTTCCACCTCCACCACCAGAACCACCAGCACCACCGGCGGCGTTATAAAGACCGCCTGCGCCACCTCCTGAACAAGATATTGTCGTACCGCCAGCAATACTTGAAGTGGAACCTTGCGTCCCAGCACCAGTAGAACCAGACGCTCCGCCACCCACAGTAATAGTGATTGACGAACCAACAGTGACGTTAAACCCGGAAGCAGATAAAAGACCGCCGCCACCACCGCCGCCACACCCGTTTGTATCCGCCGCAACGCCAGCACCAGACCCCCCGCCAGCGACGATAAGGTACTCAATCGTTGGGGTAGGTCCAGCAAACGGGTTGTATGTTGCGGAGTTGAACCCGCCAAGCAGCGTAATACTCATACTGTGAACGTCCCCGTAGCTGTACCACCCGCCGATACCGTGGGTGCCCATGTGTAAACGCGGTTCTTATACCCAAGCCCTGTGGCAAAGGGAGACTGTTGGTTCCAAACAGGCACAACTGACGGGGAGGGCGGTGCAACAGGGGCATAACTGTTTGTTGAACCATCAGCCAAATACGAACCCGACACAGAACCTAAAAGCAACGAAGTTTGTGTACCTGTGATTGCGGCAATGTTAGTCCCTGCCGATTGAGTCACTTGTAAAGGAGAAGTTGGCGGAGTAAACGTACCCGTATAAACACCAACACCTTTGACTACACGCAAGTTAGAAATATACCCGTTTATGTAAGCACCAATAGCAGTACCGTTTGCACCAATCACAGGAGAAGCAGCGCCACAAGTGTAACTTGTTGAATCAGAGTAAGTGGAACCAGTTTGTGTACCATTGAGGTACATTTTTGTACTGCTGGATATTCTGCATACGGCTATGTGATACCACTGGCCTGTAGATAAAGCGGAACCGGTAATCCTATCTGCGCTATTGCCAAAATACAATAAAGTACCGCCGGAATTAAAATAAATTAGCGGTCCGTTTCCTGATGGAGTGGAATCTCTGCTTTCATAAATAGTTGGGCTTCCGGAAAAAGCGTTTGCATAGAACCAACACTCAATTGTGAAATCACCAGTACCGAATACAAACGGGGTTTGCCCAGCGTACCTAAAACACTGACTGCTTCCATTAAAACTAATACTCCCCGACCCGCTGGTGCTTACCGTTGGTGAGGTTGCCCCGCCCGTGGTCAGTGCTGGGTAGATGTCTGGGTAACTGATAATGACAATACCGGAGCCGCCTGCTGCGCCGCTTGCTGCGGCGTTCCCCCCTCCGCCACCACCTGTGCTTGCTTGACCGGCAGTTGCTGCGGTTGAAGTGTTTTGGTTTGCGCCATTCCCCCCGCCACCTGCTCCACCCGGAGCCGTAAAGTTTACAGAGCTATGGCTTGCGCCACCACCACCACCACCATAGGGAGTGACTGTCCCAGAAATAGCGGAAGAAATCCCTGCTCCACCGCTGCCACCATAGGCAAAAGTTCCACCACCATTTGGACTTAACCCAACAGTACCAGCACCACCGCCGCCAGCACCACCATAAGGATACGTTGCTGTTCCGCTTACAGCCGCACTACCGCCAGCATTGCCTTGCCCAAATACTCCTTGACCGCCCGGAAGTCCAGTTCCGCTTGATGCTTGACCTCCGCCGCCACCCGAAGCACCTGCTGAACCTGCTCCACCATAGGTTCCGCCAGCACCTCCGCCAACGGCAGTAACAGAACCAATTAATGAGTTTTGCCCTGATGTGCTGTATGCGCCACCACCACCAATAGTTACTGTGTAAGAAGTTCCAGTTGTGACAGGTAGCAGCCCAGTGACTACACCGCCTCCGCCGCCTCCGCCACAAGATGCCGAACCCTGTCCGCCACCACCCCCACCACCGGCAACAACCAAATACTCGACGTATGGCGTTTTAGTTCCGGGCCAGTTCTTACTCAACAACCCTCTAAGTTGTTGGCGCAGGGTGAATATTCCGATAGCCATATTAGAAAGTGATTGAGCCAGAAGAAACCCATACATACACACGGTATGGGCCAGAAATGTATGTGTTTGCGCCGACTGCCGTGGGTGCCGGGGCTAGATACGCTGGGTAACGGATAACTACAATGCCACTGCCGCCTGCTCCTGCGGGGCCACCTGAAGTCACCCAAGCGCCGCCGCCACCACCACCGCCTGTGTTAGCAAACCCAGCAGCACCAGCCGCAGGACCCGGACCACCACCTGCTCCGCCGCCACCTCCAGAACCAAGACCGCCAGCTACGTTCTGACCACCGCCACCTCCACCGCCAGCGTAAAAAATTTGTGCGCCAGTGATAGAAGATGCCAATCCAGTGCCGCCAGACCCGCCGGTAGTTAAACTTGGTCCTGTTCCTGTAGAACCTGCACCACCACCGCCACCCCCGTTTGCCCCACCGCTTGAGTTCCCTTGAACTCCAGCGTTACCTTGACCCGCCGTTCCAGTTCCGGCGGTTCCACTACTAACACTATATCCACCACCGCCAGAACCACCGCTGGTTCCAGTAGTCCCAGTTGCCGCTCCACGACCGCCGCCAATAGCAGTAATGACTGAGGAAGACGAACTTAAAACAGAATGTGAACCGTTTGTGCCTGCGGTATCAGAACTTCCAGAACCCCCATTCCCGCCGCCACCTACAGTAACAGTGATGGCTGACCCCGCAACAACAGGGTACCCGGTTCCAGTTAATAAACCTCCAGCACCCCCGCCGCCACCTCCACCGCCAATTGCGCCACCACCCCCACCAGCAACTACCAAATACTCAATGGTAGTTACGGGCGTACTTAGCCCGTCAACGGTATCGGAGAGAATCCCACCCGTGTAGCGAATGGACATGATTAGCTGATGTTTTCGTAGCTGACGGTGAAGGTCAATGCACTACCAGTGCTTGACGTAATAGAGATTGAAGTTCCTTCCATCAGGTAAAAGGAAGTGGATTTGTCCACAGCCACCAGCGAAGCATTTGGTGGAACTGATACCGCGCTAACAATTGGATAAGCCGTGCCGCCAGCAGGAGCAGAACCTTGAGCGACTGCGCCGTTGGTGTAGATACTTACTGTTGCGCTTGCTGCGGATGAAGTGGTGTTTGATACAACCACATTCTCAATCTTGTAGACCAGACCACTTGATGCAGCATTAGGTACAAGAACAACCGCAGTAGTACCGGACGGGGTGTAATACGTCGTGGTGCCGTAAATGGCACTGACGTTAACAATATTTGGATTTGCCATCTGAGTTCCTTAACTAAATACGATGGCAACGGCAATTGCCTTGCCTGTTGATGCGCCCGTGCCAGTCAACGTCCCTGAAGCCAACGACAAAGACCCCGCTACAGCAATCTCTTCTGCTACGCCCGTTGCCGCCCCAGTCACAGTACCACCTGAAGTGTAAGCTGTGTATGAAGTGGTGTTTAAAGCAGACCCTTGGAAGATAACCGTGAACGTCGTCGTCAGCGGGGTTGTATTAACAACGTAGGTATTCCCGTTGACTTGGGTCATACCCACAACACCAGAGATGGTTACCAACTGACCAACCGTTAACCCGTGCGCCCCGGTTGTCGTAAACACCCCCGGATTTGCCTGACTAATCCCAGACAAAGACGATGGCGTTGTTGAACCAATCGTGGAGGTTCTCCCAAACAGCTTTGGGGAACCAATAGCAAGAACGTGGTCAGAGTTCCAATTTGATGGCTGGACTAGAGTTGCGTCCGTACCATCAAGCTTTCCACTGCCAAAGCCGTGTTTAAGGGAGATAGCCATTATGCAATCCGAAGAATCGCCGTAGAACCAACTGGGCCACTGCCGATTGCCGGGAACTGAATCGTGAAGTTTGACGCGCTCGATGACTTGTCAGAACCAAAGTCCAAAATTGCAATCACAGGTTTAACAACTGAAGCTCCGCCAATCGTTAGGGTGCTGTTCTTGTAAATCAACGCACCGCGAGCGGTAATCGTTGCGGTCGTCCAAGTGGTATCAGCAAAATTGATGTACGCAGTTGTACTAGCGGTGAAAGGAGAAAGCGGTGCTGGAACACTGGCAGAAACGGTTAAAAGGTTTCCACCTGCCGTATAACCTGTACCAACCACTTCGTTAGTGGCTGTGTATGCGCTAGTTGTTGCGTCAAACGTTGCCGAGTTAGTATACAGAGCAATGTAGTATGCGTCGCCGGTGCCGGGAGTAAACGAAAACACCCCGTTCAGCAATCCAACCTTGAATGAGGTTGGCATGTAGTTACCAGTAAAAGCCATGAGAAACTCCTAAGATTAAGTGACTGCTTGCCGATATTGGCCGGAACGATAGGCATCCTGCCTTTCAAGACCATCGCCCAGACGCTTGGCAAGCGCCAGTGCTTCCTTGTACTTGCCATCATACAACGCCATCATGTCGTTTTCACCTTTCATGTAAGTGTAGGCTTCGACAAGCGATCCGTACAACAGCACCGTATCAAAGTTATCCCCCAGCCAGCTTGTTCCAGCCGTGACAATTGACTCTGGGTAATAAAAATAGTGTAGCTCGACGTTATACACAGCATCCGGTGTTGGTCCCAGAATGAAGGTCAACTCCGTTAGCAATGAAGACTGTGGCCCAAACAAAGCGTAGTACTTTGGCAGCGCCGTGTCAGTTGGCTGCGGGTACGCTTCGCGGATAAAGTTAACATCCTTATTCAGCAGGTACGTGTATTCCCCGTTTGTTGGGAACACTGCCATCGAGTACACAGACAGAAAGTCTTGTGGGCAAGCAAGGTATTTGTTGCTTGCAGTAGTCAGGCCGGTCACGTTGCGACGTAGTGATGGGAACTGAATCGTGTTGTAGATGCGCTGCTCCGCCTGCTTAATGAACGTGTCCATGTCCACAGTCGGAAACGTGTTCTCCGTATAGTCGGAGACCGCAACTACAAGCTGGGCATAGTTCACGCCATCGGTCCCCGAGACATCGTACCTTTAGTAGCACAGCCGGTCCCACGCATTTTTATGCCGGTGGTCTTGACTTCAGCGTATGGTTTGCTGCGAGCCGCGCCAATGCTGACAGCCATATCCTCAAGCTTTTCACGCTTGGCGTTAGTGCCATAGCCGTTGTTGCTCAAGTCCGTCCCAGCTTTGCCCGTCATGTCGTGGGGTTCTGCGTAAACAGCAGCGGGGCCAACTTCTTTGCCGCTTTTTTTCATGCTGAAAGTAGCCATTACCGACTCCGCTGGTTTGCCGCCCGAGCCATGTTACGGCCCATTTTCTTCATGGCAAGGGAGGTTACCCCACCCTTCTTCATACCATGCAACCGCTTCTCGTGGGCTTTCACCTCCGTATCAGCAATGCGTTTGACTTCCTTCTTGTCCATGATGACTCCTATGTCGTCACAACCGTAACTGTACCAATTTGACCCTGTAAAACCAAGTTGTTTGGGGTTAAACCAAAATCTCTTGGCCCACCAACAGGATTCCAGCCCCACTGAATAACCCTACTTCCACCTTCAGGATACCCAACCGAATCGGGGGCTGTTGTAGAAGTAAGCGCAATCTGCAATCCGCTTGTGCCAGATTGGTAGTAGCTCAAATCAGGACGTGGTTCACGAACCGCTTGTGGGTCGTACACAGGATACATACCAAGCTGTAGCTGCGGGTGGTCTGGATTCCAACACTCCGGGCAAGCCTTGATACTAACCTGTTTTGTCTTGATTGTGAGCTTGCGAAGCTCCTTCAATTTGTACCGCTGGCCACATATATCGCACTCCGCGATACTGAATTTGCCAGAAGCGTATTTCGTGGACATTAGTAGAACAAGACTCGCGGTACATAGCGATTGTTCGCTTTTTCGCGGTCCTCGTCAGCGGCGAGTTGGAACTGCTGTTCGTACTCCGCCTTCAATCCCGTAGCCCGCTGCATATCAATATTAGGCAGCTTCATTGACAGGTAGTACGCCAGCCCCGCAACCATGCAGTTGAGGAACCGGAATGGAATATCTTGAGTCTTGACGCCGGTCCCAGCATCTTGGATACGCCGCATACGCCAATACACAAACGTGTAATAGGGAGATGCTTGGCTACCTAGGTCTGGCGAAGGCCACACATTGATCTGTGGATACTGCACGCCACTGGGAGTGGTAGCTCCCGAACGTCGATTGACCCAGACCTGAATTGGCCGACCAGTCGCGTTTTTGTTTGGAATCGTGGAGTACGTAGACTCTGAGATACGATTGATGTTCAGATCTTGTTGATTTAATCCCGTACCTGTACGGGTTACTTGGTCCAACAGATCAATCGTATCTACAGGCAAATCATAGGTGATAGTTCCCATGTATAGCGGGATACTGCCCTGCTCAATTGTCCAGAGATTGATGCCCCGGTTTGCCCACTCAATCGTTAGCAGATTGAGGGAACGGCGAGCAGTACGAAAGTCGTAGCCGCTACGAAGCTCTTGCCCACAACGCTCAAACGCTTCTTCAATAAGATCGTTTATATCAAGATTGAAGGAGGACGTGCCGGTAGTCGTCATTATCTGAACCTAGCTGTTTTCTTTGCTATCGACTTTGGCTGTGCTACAAACTGTTTGCCAGATGCTTTACCAGCACGTTTGGCTTTGGTTGTTGCGGCGTATTCTGCGGGGCTAAGACTTGCAATCGCCTTCTCAGGCAAGTACCTTTCTCCAGTTTTACTGGATGGTTTGCCACTCTTGGTGCGCCACTTCTGGTCGCCCCAATCTTTAAGAGACTGCTGAGGTGGTTTCAATCTCTGTACCCCCCACCCGCCGCCTTATACTTCTTGGCAACAAGTTGGGCTTTGCGAGCAGACCACTGTCCTGCTCCGGTGCCTTGAGTTGCCGCAGCTTTTACTTGAGACACAATCCGCTTACGTAGACTGGGTTTCGTGTAGTTGCCAGCGGCATTTACTTTACCACCTTCCGCATACATATCCACAGTGTTGGGATCATCCTTGCGGGTAATCTCACGCTTTTTGGGCATTTTGCTGGGGGCAATCGCCCCCATACCCCGGCTGGGCATCATACAAATTTGCCTCGGGTTTTACCCCGCTGCGCACACCCATCCGCACGAGAAGAAGCGGAAGAAACTTTGCCACCTTTGTTCATATAACTAGGTTTCTTGCGCTTCTCTTCTTCCTCGTCTTCTTGGTCATTTGAGATCTCATTGGCAACTGGGCCTAAGATACCGTTTTCAGCCAAGGTCCTTCTGATATGCAACGGATCAATGATGTCGATGTATTTCATTACACAATCCTTCCACGAGTTTTACCGCGTTGTGCACAACCATCAGCACGGGAAGAAGCCGTTCCACCAGCCGCCATTTTCTTTGGCTTTTTGATGTTTTTTGTTGGGCCTTCGTCTGGCATGGGGGGTTGTCCCATGTCAGCCGTATAAATATCGGCCTGACCTTCCCGTTTCTTGGGCTTAGGCGGAGTCGGTGGAGGCGTTGAAGTCGTTGGACCTTCGTCTGGCATGGGGGGTTGCCCCATCTTAGCCGTGTAGATTTCAGCTTGTCCGGTAGCCATGATTACATCATCCTTCCACGAGTTTTGCCACGTTGTGCACAGCCATCCCCACGGGAGGACGCCGAAGAAACAGAACCACCTTTGGCGAAAGCTTTGACCTTGCCACCCTTCTTCATGTCGGGGTTGCGGTCTTCGCTACGACTCATACCACGTGGGTTTTTGGTTGCGCCCTGCCCAAACCGCGAAGCTTCTCCCGCCGAAACACCGCCCGAATCACCAGCAGCGGGACCACGGCTAAACCCTTTAGATTCACGTTTGAGTTCAAACCCAAGCTCATTTGCGGCTGGACCTTTGTCCATATCCTTAACTTCGCGGCCTGACTGTTTGATCGCAGGATTTGATCCAACAGCACCCTCACTACGAGGGGTATATCCGCGCTCAGCTTTTGGCCCACTCAACGCTTTGGGTTCTGAGCGAGGTGCTGGTAATGCTGGGGTTTCCCGGCGAGGGGCTGGAAGTGCTCTGGTTTCACCACGCAAAGTTGGTTCGATCCGATCACGAATTTCATCAACAGCTTTCCCAGCACCCATCAAACTCCGAAGACCACGCAGGGCGGGAATAGCCGTTTCCGGATAAACCCCTTCCAACGGTTTGTCTTCAGCCTGCAAACGCTCAATTTCCGCACGCTTTTCGCTATCAGAAGGCCCTGATTTGGGGGCCTCCCCCATACTAGGCTTCCCAGATTTTGGCGCGGACATATCTTCTTTAAGTTTCGTGTTGTACTTCTTACCACGAAACTCAAACTCTGTGTCGCCCAAAGCGCGATGCGCTTTGAATGCGCGTTCAAATTCACTGAGTGCCATAATTATTCCTTAGCAGGTCCTGCCGCCCTTAGTCATCTTGACCATCTTGGTATCGGTTTTGCCCTTTTTGGCAACCCCATCAGCGCGGGAAGAGACGGAACCGCCCTTCTTCATACCCATCATCTCAGACTTTTCGTGTTTCATCATGGCGGCAGGAGCACCTTTCTTCTTCATAAAAGCCACTTCTTTGCCCACCATCTTCTTTGACTCAGCCATATCACCACCTTTTGAAAACTTGCGACCCTTGTCAGCCGCTGCAAAGTCCTTGCCCACGGACTGAGGAACGCCAGCTTTCTTGGCAAAATTGGGGCTGTGGGCTACAGCCTCCATGAAATTGTGTTGCTTAGAACTGTGACTAGGCATGCTTTTCTACCAGTCGGTCAATCTTAGCCTCAAGCCGGTCAAGCCGATCAAAGATGCGATTGATGTCCGCGTCCAACTGTGTTTTGGTCACATACTCTTTGGCAATCTCTTCGCGGGTCTTGTTAATCAGCACTTGAAGGCGTTTTACCTCGTCATACATGCTTTTGAGGAAGAATCCCGCAACGCTAACACCTACCGAAAGAACTGCGTTCCAAATAGTGTGTTCCATACCCACCTCAGCACTTCCACGCCCGAAGGCTTTTGTTAATCCGGGAGTCGGGGTCGTTGGCTGTTTTGGAGGAAGTAAGTTTCGATTTCATGCCGCTCATTCGCGCACAAAAGCTCTTCCTTCTCCCGGCGTCTTCTTTCGTTTTTGGTTTCGGGGCGGGGGGCTTTAAGTTCATCCCTTGTGATTTCGCGGACGCGCGTCCCTTCGCATTCAGACCCCCCTTGGGGTCCTTTCCTTCTGCTCTTTGCCAAGCTGGGGACTTAGCCATAAAACACCGTGATAGACGCGCTAGTTGGCAAAACCACATAAAACCCGTTTTGAAATAGCACACCTTCACCGGGTATCAACGTCGCAATAACTGCAGTGTTGGTAGTAACGTGCAGCGTTAAAGAGTTTGTACCGGCGTTCGTAGTCGCGTTATCAAAAAATTGTATCTCCCCGGCGGTTCCACCGGGGGCTACTTGATAACCTTTAACTCGGGTACGCCCAGCAAAGCCTACGCCACTTGCATCTAAATGCACGGCTTTTACATCAGTTTGCTGCATTGCAGCCCCCTACTTAGTTTTGGGTGCTGGTTGGGTACATTACGCCGTTAGAACCTTTGACGATATACAGACAAGTAATCGTTGCGGCTCCACCGCTGGCAGTGCCAGCACAGGCATAAATGACGTTAACAATCAGATCCGTAGAACCGACGTTAAGCATCGTGCCGACTTGAGCGCCCGTGTAGGTGGTCGTTGCGCGTCCAACAGCTAGAGGGGTCGTGGTTGCACCACCAACTGTAGCCAGCGAATTGCCCGCAGCGGTTTGAATAGTAATTGTGTTGCCCGTGGTGCCAGCATAAGCAGTCGTGATGTCGACAACAAACTCAAGAATTTGAGCGCCAGCAGGGATACAAAACGCAAAAGTTGCGGTGGTATCAGCAACGGTCGTGGTGTCAGTTTGGGCAACAACAGTTGCGCCCATGTTCTGAATTGTGCCAGCGGTCGTGCCAGTGGTGTACTTGTTAGTGCCAAGCAGCCAAGGGCCAAGGTGGGAAGCGAAACCCATGATAAATCCTCAAATTAAAACTTGCTGTCTCTTGAGGGAAGTCTGCCTAGTCAGTCAGCAAGTCGGTGGTCTAGGTATGCCACTTTATAACACAACACATTGAAAAAGAAAAGGGGGCTTTTGGCCCCCTTCTCCTACTACCCTAGATCAGGTCGATCCGGGCGAACCGTACATACCAAGCGGATCAGACCAACCGAACGAATAACGCTCGCGGGACTTGTAACGGACGTTGCCCGTGTCAAAGTCACCATCCATGCTATTCGACAACGGCGTACGAACAAAGTGCTTCATGCCGTTTGGAACATCGGTAGTCAGATACCAGCCGTTCGTGTCCGTCAGGAAGTGATTGATCGTGTAGCCTTCTGGGATCGAACCGTTGTTCTTCAGAGCGTTCACGTCGTTGTCAGTGGTGCCGACACGGAGTTCGGTTTCCAACAAACGAGTAGCAACGAACTGGAGAGCGGGCGGAACAATCAGCTTCTTCGGTTTAGCTGCGATCAGCAGACCACGTTCGTCAGTCCATGCAGCGATCTGGATTACTGCGTTTTCCAACGAGGTTTCATTCAGGTCAGCACCCGTCGAAGGACGATTGCTGTTAGTACCACCCGAAACCAGTGGGTGAGCCGTGCTGAAAAGAGCAACACCATCACCACCAGTGTAAGCCGCAGAGAAGCCGTTATTGATAACAGCCGCTGCTTTGACTTGCTTGGTGTACGCCATAGCACGAGCCAGACCTTTGGTGTAACGAGCAGACAAGCTGTCGTACAGGTTGTCCTCGATGGCCTCTTCGGTCAGCGAGAACCCCAAAGCAATGGTTTCGTGGTTGTAGCGAGCGGTCCATGCTTCCTGTGCATTGTCATACGCGATGGCAGAACCTTCGTTTTTGACAGGTGCAGCAGAGAAACCAGACAGCTTGGTCTCTTCTTCAAAAGAACGCTCGGAAGTCTCGGTGTCGTAGATTTCCTTGTGCTCTTCGCCGTAGCGGGCATACTCCAAGCCAAACAGAGCATTAAGCCCCGGCAAGAGTTCCTTAAGTAGTTGGGCGCGTGAAATTGCCATTTTAAGTTACTCCTTAGGCGATGCTTGTGCCAGCATAATACTGATGCTGACCAAAGTTAATCTTAACCAAAATCTCTGGGTACTGCATGAACACAATAGTTGAGTTCAAAGTAGCAACAGGAGCTTGGTTCAAAATAAACGAGGTAGCACCGGCAGAAGCGGCAGTGTCAACAAAAGAACCCGAAGAAACGTAGTTTCCGTTTGAGTCCAGCGAACCAACATCAGTACCAACCGGCAACGCGAACGGCAACGCCGAACAAGTTACAGTAGCGGTAGAAATGCTGCTATAGGTTGCAGTCCCAAGAGAAACAGCCGTATCAGGCACTAAACCAAGCACGCGAACGGGCAAGGATGAAGTAGTGGCGGGAGTATCACTAGGAGCCAAGATAGCGTTCTTGGAGTTGCCGGTTGCAGTGCTACCCGTGTTGTTAATCATAGCCAAATTTTGGCCGATCATGGCGCGAGCGCCAGAAGCAACAACGGTAGTAGCAGAGCAAACAACACCCTTGAACACTTGATCAGGATCGTCAGCAACAATAGCTACTGCATCACCAGCCGCAGTTGATGCTGGCCAGTATTGTTGGAATTGCTTTTGTTTTGTGACGGGGTTGGTAAACGAACATCCCAAAAAGATGCCAGTTTGGTTACCTGCTGTGCCAGTAGACACAGACAAGCGAACGATTTCACCACGGGACAATCCTACATAATCACCGTAAAAGATTGCCGTGCTGTAACCATTAGTAATCGGGTACTCACGGGTAGACCCCGCAAATACCTGACCGCCAATCAAATTGATTGGCTTTAGCCCATAGGGCGCATCAACAACTGGATAAGCCATTTAAAGCTCCAAAAAAGTTAAATACCTTTGCCGAACCGAACCTCGGACTTGCCTTCTCGGAAGAGTGGCATCCGGGGATCACTTTGTCTCATCAGGTTATTGTTCACTGCATCCGTTTGAGCTTGGGTTTGCTTAGCGTAATACTCATCGCGCTGTTGCGTAAACTCAGCCGGGGTTTTGCAAAGCAACAACCCACCAACTTCGATGTTGTCTTTATATTGACTCGTCGGGTCAGCTAACAGTTTGAATTTTGGTTGTTCCGTGATATCGACTGGTTCCCAACCTTCCCGTAATTTGGACGAGACATTGCGGGGATCTGCCTTCGATAGCGTCGAAACACGAATCCAGCGATACGAATACCCATCCGCTTTGTCAGGTTCGGGTAATAGTTCGGGGGGCATCCACTGTTTGGGGCGCTCCGCCATCGCTCGGGTTGCAAGTTCACGTGTCAGTCGGTTATCGGCCATTTGTGTTCTCCAATTTCAAAACTTCTCTAGCGTATTGCTCGGGTGTAATTCCAAATTTTTTGGCAAGTTGGACTTGGCTCGTTTTCAGCTTCACTTTGTTGGGAGCCGTACTACGAGTTGCCGGAGCTACGACAGTGCTTGGTTTTGAACGGTTAGCTTCCGCAGCAGCTTTTTGACGCTGTTCTTCAGCCCACTTGGGGAATCGTTCGATAAACCGGCGACGAATTGTATTGTCCAACTCGTTGTAATACCCATCAGACCCGATTTCCACCCCATTACGGCGGAGCTTTTCGTGTAGCCCCAACGCTGCGGCAGTCATCTCTTCGTCCTGACCGAACCACGGATTGCGTTTTTGCCACGCTACCGCTTTGTCATCTGGCCGAGGGGGCTGCTGATATTGCTCTGGTTGTGTTTGTACAGGAGTTTCTTGCTCTTGTAAAGCAGGTATCCTGAAATTTTTGGCTTGTACCAACTTCAGATTGGCTTCTTGCAACGCTTGTTGCGCTTCAATCAGCCTATCCGCATCCCCGGCATCATAGGCTTCTTTGAAAGCCCGCTTTGCCATTTCCAATTCCATGCCCGCTGCATTCTGGATCGTGGAGGCATACTCCTTCTCTCCAGACGAAATCAAACTACGCATGCGCTTGTTTTCTTCATACAAGCGTTGAGCAGCCGTTACGGCTTCTTGCTGCTCCCGAAGCGCGGCTTCTTTCTCCCGGCGCTCGTCATGCCAGACCTTGCGCATCTGTTTGAGCTTGGTTTTGACTGCCTCGTCATACCCATCAAGCTCATCTTTCTCAAGTTCTTTGGCAATCGGCTCGGGCATTGGGGTCTTACCCCGATCCGCCTCCGGCGTATCGTCTTCAATCTCAATCTCAAGCTTTTCTTCCTGCGCTGTTTCGGGGGCTTTTATCTCCACCTCGTCAGGAAACTTGAATTCGTTGCGCTCCATTTCAGGCATTTTGTCCTCCTTATTTGCGCTTGATGCCACGTGGATCGTCAACCGTACCCTCAACGGAATCATCGTTGATGATGCGGAACTCACGCCCGTGGATGACTAATCGTGTCCCGGCATGCGGACGGATTAGGATGAAGTCCCCTTCTTTGCACCAAGCACCACTCGGGAACCGATTTGGGTCTTTGTAACAATCGGGGCCGAGGGCAACTACAAAAAGAACCGTTGTGAGTAGTTCTTCGGTGTAAACGGTGGTCTCAGCTTTGATGATCCCACTCTCAAACTCCTTCTCAATCTCGGGGATTGCACACAGGATTCTGTACCCTGATGGTTTGGGGAGTTGTGTTGCTTTATCGCTGGGGTTTGTATCCAGCACTGGGTCAGTCATCCAAATTCTCCAATCTTTCTTTGAGGTCTATGATGATTGAGCATGCGGCTTCAAGACCTCGCAACTGGCCGCATACAAAACGATACTCGTCAAAACTCGTACAATTACCGCGTCCAACTGCGTCTTGGAGCATTACCATACGGTCTTTGTACTGAGCTAAAAGGTATTCAAGGTTCTTATCCACCGTCTACTCCCGGTTGTGGGGTGTTTCTGTCCATCTGGTGTTTACCCATCTCTTGGTCTTGATCCGCCTTCTGGGTATTTTTCTGATGTACTTGGTTTGACATCGTTTTGAACACTTCAGCACCAGTGCGGATCATGCTGTCCTCCTTGGTGTTGCGCATCTGAGCCACGGACTTGAGCGCATCAATCTGGATCTGCTTCTCTTTGAGAGCCGCATCAGTCTGGTCCTTGATCTCTTTGCGCTTCTGATCGGCTTGTTTGATCTGAAGCTCCTGCATTTGGATCTGCACCAACGGATCTTGCATCTTCTGCTGGGCTTGCTGTTGTGCCGCTTGTCCTTTGTTCATATTGAGCAGTTGCTGAGACGCCTGCGCCAAGAGTGGCGACAGACGCGCTTCAACTTCTGGGTCCATCGGCACTTCTTCGCCCGACGCATCAAACTGAGGCGGCAAAGACATACCAAGCTGTTCTTCGATCTGCCGACGATACTGGAACCCAAGGTGCTCGTTCACATGGTTCATCATCATTGCTTGCATCTGCTGAGCCATCGGATTGCCCTGCAATAGCGACTGAATCTTTGGGTCCTGCATCGCAGACATATGGACCATGATGTGAGCTTGGTGGTCCTGATAGAGGAACGCTTTGACCGGCTTCATGCGCAGCACGTTCTGGTTCTCAGTCACTGGATCGGTTGGCTTCTGATCCTCGTCCATCGGGACAAGTTTCTCAGCGTTCTTGATCCCCAGCACATCTAGCATCTGGCGGTGCAACAACGGAAGGTTGTACAACTGCGGGGCACCCTGCGCCAACTGAAGAACGGCTTGGTACTGCACGATCTTCTGGGCCATTGTCGAAGCGTTGGGGTCGCTGACCGGGATGACATCCACGTTGTCATAGTCAGACTTCTTAGCCCTGCGGCTCCCAACGTCTGGCTCGTAGCTGTACTCCTCGGGCGTATAGGCCGCGATGATATGTTTGAGAAGCCGAAGCTCCTGCTTCATGGAGTAGTGGATGCGTGCCTGAATGGCACTCATGGTCTTAAGCGTACGCTCCAGAATGGCCAGCGTCGTACCAACCGGAGCTTGTCCGGACATATCGCTGATCTGAAGATCTGCCGTGTTGGCGAAGCGACGACCCTCGTCGATGATCTGCCCAAGCAACTGGATGAGGGTCTGGCTCGGCTCCTTATATGGAAGCGGCAACAGGTTGTCACGGATGGTGCCGCTTGGCACGTCCACGTCACGCCACTCGCCCGGAGCGATGGGAGTGTCATCTCCCTTGACCCGCAACCCACGGGCTTTGAACCCTCCCGGCAGGTTGGCCAGCGTACCCGCGTCAACAAGCTGCCTAATAAGAGAGGTGCCAGATTTGGCAAAAGCCCCAATCAGGTGGATCAAACCGAAACAGTAGAAGCCAAACCCCGGCACGTATCCGTAGTGCACAAAGTGCTGACGGGGGGCATACATCTCGTCGTCTGGTTCCCAGTTACGGCGAATCCCCAGAACGGTTTGGGTCCCTTTCTCGATGGTTACTATATAAGGAAGGGCGATGCCAGTTAGCTCTCCATCCTCCTTGTGCTCGTACCCTTTGAGGTCGAGATGGACGTTCATCTCCAGAATCTTGAACCGATCATCAGAGTTCGCCCGGAACCCCATCTTCTCGGCAATCTTCTTCTCAATCTCATCCATCGTCATCTGGGGTTCGCCCAGATCCACATCCCGGTAGAAGCCAGCCACCTGCAAGCGACGTAGCTCGTTCTCGGTTTTGCGCATCACGTGGGTGATCCGCTCGGCTGCTTCTAGATTAGAAGCCCCGTACGGCACCACGAGGTCATCGGACGGTACATATATAGATACCTGACGCCCCAAGTGTGGGTCGTAGTAAATCTTCTTGAAGGCATTACCCGACAGCCCCAGACCCCACAGCATGCGCTCATGCTCGGGCCGATACTCCTGCATCACGTCCGTCAGTTGGTAATTCATATCCTCTTGGACACGAACCGACGCTTCTTTCTTGGCAGGGGTCTCTTTACCAACGATCTGAGTCTTGACCGGCCCCGCAGCGGGGAAGGTGCTCATCATTGTCTCGGACTGGAACTTGACCAACGCCTCGGAGAGCAGTGGGTGATACACCCCGCATGCGCCCTCCCACGGTTCGGAGCGCTCCTCAATCTTCATCCCAAGCAGTTCTAACCCATCTACATAGGTCTGCATCCAATCTTTGCGGGAATTGATATCTGAATCAAAGTCGCCCAATAGCTCGGACGCAAGGGATTGCAACTCCTGCTCACTTATAGATTCGGCAAGATTGGCATCGAAATCATCAGCCATTTCTCGATCTGGAGTTAGCTCAATCTCCATCCCATCAATCCCAATTGACATAGATTCGGGATTCTCAACCTCAATCTCAATGTCTGGGGCCTCATCCATAAGACTGTCCAAACCTTGCGGTGCCGCATAAAGCGATTTTGCGATTGCCATGATGTGCCTTAGTAGTATTCGCGTTTGCGCCGGAAGGAAGGTAACTCGTCTGGCTCATCTGTTTGGAGCCGAAGGAACCCACCACGCCGGTATCGTAGAAGTGCTTGAGTCATGGAGTCCACCATGTCATCGTGTTCACCGGAAGGGAAGCTGGCGACTTCTTCAACCAACTCCTCGGCCCAGTGAGTATTAGGCACCCACACGCGCCCGGATGCAAATATATCTGCAACGGCGTTCAAACGAGCAATCTTGTCGTTACCTTTGCTGGGGGTGAACTCTTGCACGGGGATGCCCATCGCTCGTAGCTCAAATATTAGAGGCGACCCCGCTGCCTTGGCCTCGACGATCAAACTGTCTGGTTCCCACTCTTTGAACTCTTCCTGCGCCCGTTTCTTGAGTTCGGGGAACTCCATACGCTTTTTGAACGCATTGAGCAGGATGATATTGGCCTGACTGATGCCCGTATCATCATCTTGATAGAAGATTCCCCATGTTGTACAGGCCGAATAGTCAGCCCGTTCCGTCTTGAGGAAGGCGGTATCCCACGACTGGATCTTGAATTCGCAGTACGGAGGGTCGTCGTGCTCCCAAACCTGCCACCACTCCCTCTTAATAATAGCGGAAACGTCAGAAGTGGGGCTTTGCTGGTACTGCGCCTGCCATTTTGAGTTCGGAAGCTCCAGTTTTAGGGCTTCCAACTCCTTCAACGACCAAAATTCGGGCCAAAGTGGCCTTCCAGACGGCAAAAGTGCAGGAAATTCAATCACTTCCCAGTCTTCACCCGATCTTTGGGCCGCAGCCTTCAAAACTTGCCCAGTTAGGTCCTTTTTGGACCACCGAGTCATGATTATGGCAATGGCCCCGCCCGGTTGCAGACGCTGCCGAGGCCCAGATGTGTACCACTCGTACGTTTTATCGTAGATTTCGGGGTTCACTTCGGCCAAAGTGGCCTCTTGCTCTGAGTGCGGGTCGTCAATAATGAGCAGGTCCGCACCTTTACCAGTCACCGCGCCCCCCACACCGATAGCAAAGTACTCGCCGGAGTAGTTTGTCGCCCACCGCCCCGCAGCTTTTGAGTCAGCTTGCAGTGCAACATTGGGAAACAGGTCCTTGTATGCGTCCGAATCGACCAAGTTACGCACTTTGCGCCCGAAACCCACAGCCAACTCACCCGTATGGGACGCTTGGATGACCTTTTTGCCCGGATACAGCCCAAGGAACCACGCAGGGAGCAGATAAGACGCGAACTCAGACTTGGTATGCCGGGGCGGCATGTTCACGATCAACCGTTTGACCTTACCCTCGGCTATGCGCTCAAAGGCAGCAGCCATCTTCTCATGGTGCCGCCCGTGTATGAATGAGGGCCACACGTACTTCACGAAGGCCATGAAGTCTGTCTTTGCAAGCTGTTGAGTGGTGTTGCGCCGCGCTTCTGCAATCAACGCCCCAACCTTCTGCTGGACAGCAGGGGGCAGGGTAGACAGCCGTTTTTGGGCTTCAGCTAGGAGTTGCGGGTCCAAACTCTTCGTCCAAATCTATCTCGCCAATGCTCTTGGGCAGGGGAGTAACTTCCGCATCCTCTACGGCATTGCCGTATAGCTCCAAGGTCTTGCGCAGTTCCGACTCGATGTCGGTAATGGTGCGGTTCGTCACAGTCACGTCGATGCGCTCTGAGAAGAGGCCCACGCTTGAGATCTTGCCCAGATTCTCCAGTGCCCGCATGCGCTGCTTGGGGTCCGGGTCCACGGACTCCACTATTAGTTTATTAGTGATGTAGTTGCGCAATCGACGCGCAACGTCCAAAACCTCCTGATCCCACTCATTCAGGATGGCTTCTAAATTAGCAATGGTGCCAGAAGTTAGTTCTCTTGCAGGGGGAAACTTGCCCGATGCTGCTATCTGATGTGAATGCGCTTTGTCCGAGTCCGTAATCTCGGCAGACGCACCTCTGTTTACCAATTCTTTGACAGATTCAAAGTAGGCATGCGCCTTTTCCCGAAAGCCTTCGATCTCTTCCGGGGTTGTATCAAAAGGGAATGGAATCCCGACTTCGGGCGTAATTACGAGTGGCATGGGCTGTTTGTGGCTCCAGTTGTACGGAGTATAGGGCCTTTTCAAATTTTTGCAAATATGGGGGTGGGGGGTTGCGTTTTGGAAACATAAGGGGGGTGTTTCTATAAATACGAGTAGTTATAGTGGCTAAGAGGGGATTTGGGAAGTGGGGTATCCCGTGTGCAGATTAGTGTGTAGGCGAGGCTGGCGGAGTCCCATCTGGCATTTGGGGGGTGGGGGTCCTGTCCCTATGGGATATCAAATAGTTTGACTTTTCCTACCATTCAGGTAATATACACACATCGACCAGCAATTCCGCTGATTGATAACAGTGTTACTAAATGGAGCAAACACTATGAAAGCAACCAAAGCAACCAACGCCTCGACCATCACCACCGAAAACCAATTGGTGGTAGCCATTGCGGACGCAATGAGCGTAGAAGGTCAGGCAACCAAGAAGTGGCGCAATATCGTTGCACCCGGAATGATCAAGGTCTATAAGACCTTCGAAGGTGCAACGCAAGCACGCGACCGTCTCATTGAGCGTGCGATCACGCCTAACCTTGGCGAACCGTACAAACTGGCATTGGCAACGACCCTTCCAGATACTCGTTCCAAGACTGGCAAGACAATTGCGGATCAAAATGCGAAGGCATGGAAGGCTGACCAATTGCCTACTTGGTTGGCTGATTTCGTGGAGACAATGCCAGTGTCAACGCCGAAAGAAAAGGCGGATCGTACGAAGGCAATGCGCAACAAGAAAACGTACAAAGGCTACGTTGAATTGATCCAAGCGTTGAAGGCGTCCGCACGGTCGCAAGGTAAGATCCAATTCTCTCGCATTTGCGAGTATGCATGGCCGAAACCCAAGACTGCTAAGCCCAAGACTGCTAAGCCCAAGGCAGAGGCAGAGGCCAAACCCGAGGATAGCAAACTGAATCCGCGTCAGACACTGGTGCAGTTATTGAACAATGCGAAAGCGTACGCGCAGAAGCATGAGGACCTGCCCTCGCAGGTCGCAACGATTGCCGCGATCTCGAAAGCAATCGAGCTACTTGGTAGCTAATTAGTAACAGTGTTACTAAACCCCACAGGACTCTGGTTCTGTGGGGTTTTTTTTCGCCCAGAGTTTTTATGATAGTTCTATGATAGTTCTCTGGGGATGATGCGGATGATGCTGTGGGACCGCAGTACACGAAGTGTACTGCGCTTTTGCGCAAGCCGTCAAGCAGGGGTCTGTTCCATTGTTCCAGCCTGTTCCAGAGAATGGAACAGAGCTAAACCCAGCATCCATGCGGGTTGCAGGGGTGTTTTTCTCTCTTTGTTCCATTGTTCCATTAAAAAATTATACATACGGTGGGGAAAAATTTATCTCAACACAGAAAAAACGTGTTGTCACGTGATGAGAAAAGAGCGGATCTCGGCAAGTTGTATTTTTTCTGGAACAATGGAACACGAAACTTGACACGCAGTACGTATGTATATGATTCCATTGCTCTTTTTCTTTGTTCCACGACGGAACAAATGGCCCTTTTTTGGAACAAACCCCCGTTTTTCGGAACAAACTACCATTCCGGGGCATTTGATAACACTGTTATCACTACCGCTAGTGCTCTTTTCGCCTTCCCGACCGCAGTACACCTAGTGTACTGCGCTTTTCTGCGCCTCGTCAACAACTACTTGCTTCGCTTCGCTACAACAGTTAGGGACTTGACAAACGTCTTGACTTGTGGTATAATAGAGTCTTCAGTAGGAGTTCGCCTACTGAACGGGAGGCTACGCGAAGCGTGCCCCCGAGGCAGGGGTGTTTGATAACACTGTTAACTTTTACGAGGATAGAGATATGAAATCTGACGACTGGGACGCAATCATTGGGTACATCAGCGTGATTGGCATTTGCGTGATCTGCATCATGTTGATCGTGGGGTGTCTATGAAGTATTGCAACAAGTGTGGAGATGATGTTCCTGCTAAGCGTCATCGACTCGGGTACAGGACATGCCACGCATGTGGTGAGTCAGATGCCCGTGCTCGCAAACGCACAGTAGCCCCGCTGAGCAAATCAAATTACTACTACTTCACCGAAGACTCGGTGCGTGATGGTGATCTTGCTCGGCTCAACCCGAAACGTGTTTGATAACAGTGTTAATAAACCCGTAGATAAGAGCGCGTTAGCGCGAGGAGAGATGAAGATGGTGAAAGGGAAAAGAGACTACGAAATGGTTCGTGCCCTGCGCGACAGGCGTGATGAGTTGGAGGAACGGTTAGCACTGCTACAGGCTAGGGATGATCTGATATCCAAAGCCTTTCTGTCGTACAGAGAATCAGTATTGGCCGCGACGGCTGAACTAGCCAACATATTCAAACCAATCAAACCGGAGAGCGAAGATGACAAATGACCTATCAATAACTGTCCGTGTGCGTAACGTGTACGGCAACAAAACAATCTATCCCGTATGCGATAAGGCGAAGATCTTCGCCCAACTCGCAGGACATTCAACCCTCACGTCGATGACGCTCGACTGCATACGCAGACTGGGCTACTTGGTCGAGGTTGAGCAACAACTGGTGGAGGTGTGACATGGATGAGAGGGTGATGAATAAAGATGATGAAGAGTACATCAGAACAATGCTTGAGAAAGCGGCGGTCAATGCCGAGCGTGGTAGGGCTAAAAGCGCCTCAGCAGACTTGCGGCGTGCAATTAAATTCATAGACAAACTGATACAGGAGAAACGAGATGCTGATTAAAACAGAGAAGGGGATCGAGGTGCGCAAGGATTGGGGGCCAACCCTAATCGGGATTGCGTACAAGCGTCCCGGTCCAACGAGTTGCAGGATCATTAGTTGGGACATGGAGCGACTTCAATCATCGCTCCTGCGCAAGTTCAAACCCAACTTCAGGGATCGCATACTCACCGTGCTGCGCATCCAGCGCATGTACTTTTGATTTGATAACAGTGTTAACAAATGAATTCAGCAAAGTTTTACGGAACACATAAGGAGTTCAGAATGAACGGTTTCTTTACGTATGCTGGCATGCGTGCCAAGCATGAATCGACCAAGCCCATCCGGGGCGATGGTGCAAACGCGGGTTTGATCCCGCTGGGCAAACGCAACAAGACCCAAGAGCAGTTGATACGCAAAGTAATTGGTGACCAAGTGGTGTATGCGTGTCGCTTGTACGACACCGACTGCATCGAGTATTGGCCAGACGGGTCCGTGCTCATCAGGGACGGTGGGCACAACACCCAAACCACTGGCAAGTTTATTCATGAGTGGTCGCCATTCGCATGCTGGAGACAGTACAGCCAGTTGTGGGTGCGCTTCACCAAGCTCAACAGGGACGTAGTTAATTACCCAGTGAGTGCGGTGGGGGATAGGTACGAGCCGTACATCACCGTGGATATGAACGGCTCACGTCAGTGGAAACGTGTGGGCAAGCAGACTGTGACCAAGCAGATCGTGGACCGTACAGCAATGGCAAACGCACGTGCGCCTATGAAACCGTTCCTCGACTACGCCAAGGCTACGCTCAACATGAGTGATGGCTGGATCATGCACGGCACACGCAAGGAGGTGTTTGTAGAACAGGGCACGAGGATCACGGCATTACATAGGAACAGCATAGGATTCAACAAGCAGTTGTACCTTGCGATCAAAGAGGACTCGGACTTCTACGTCCCCGCCCTGTGCTTGCTCCTGCCCGATCACATGGCTAGGGAGACGAGGCTGTCTGATATAGAAGTAGTAGATGAGCGCATGCCCAAGTTCGGCAACATACCTACGTTCAAACGAGTCTTCGATACCAAGCACACGTACGTACAACTGCGTGATGCCGTGGACGTGATGATCAAGAAAGCATGCGACGTGATGATGCTAGTGGAAGAGGAGCCGCGTAACCCTACACGTTCCGTGAAACGTGTTGAGACTTGACAACAGGTCCTAGATGTGTTATAATATGTCTTATGGTGAGAGATCGCCATGTGTTTGTGTGTTTGATAACAGTGTTACTATTTAACTAAGGAAGAGTGCCATGTCTGTAATTAATTTTGGTTCGAGCATTTCCCTCAACGAGTTTGCACAAGCCGTTCACACGGTGGGCCGCGACGTGACCATCATTGGTCAAGGTGAGCCGGGGATCGGCAAGTCTGCAATGGGTTCGTTGCTTGCCAGTTGGAACCCCGACTATGAGTTTGCGTATATCGACTGCACGTTGCTCGACTTGGGTGACTTCGCTCTGCCCTACACCGAGACAATTGATAACAGTGTTAACAATTCGGGGCCGATCCGTGTCACGAAGTTTGCACCTAGCGTGCGCTTCAAGTTTCACATGGGCAAGCCCGTCATCATCATGCTCGATGAGATAGGCAAAGCATTGAAGGCGGTGAAGAACGTGCTGTTGACTCTCATGCTGGAGCATCGCATCGGTGACCACTACCTGCCCAAGGGTTCCATTGTGTTCGGCACGACCAACCTGATGAGCGACGGTGTGGGCGATTTGCTTGAAGGCCATGCACGTAACCGTGTGTGTATGGCGAAGATCCGCAAGCCCGAGGTGGGGATTGACTCGACTGGTGCGGTGTTGCCCAATGGCTGGGCGGCGTGGGCTATTGCCAATGACGTGGCTCCCGAGATCATCGCTTGTGTGAAGCAGTACCCACACATGCTTGCGAGCTACACAGATCCATCGCAGAAGGACAACGGGTATATCTGGAACCCTACTCGACCGGGCGACGGTGCAGTGGTGACCCCACGCTCGCTCTACAAGGCGAGTCACATTGCCAAGCAGAGATCCACGCTGGGCGAGGAGCTAACCATCGCGCTACTGGCAGGGACTATTGGCGAGGCGGCGGCGAGAGATATGCAAGCGTTCTTCACGGTGGTGGACAAGCTCCCGACATGGGAGGCGATTGTCGCCAACCCGCTGGGTGCGAAGCTACCCGACGACACCATCGCCAAGTGCATCCTGTGCTTCAGTGCGGTGACACGTGTAGAGAAAGACACACTGTCCAAGTGGTTGCAGTACATGCAGCGCATGGACAAAGAGTGGCAAGCCATGTTCGCTACGAGCGTGATGAAGTCACCAACCAAGCAACCGTTCTGTGTCACCAACCGTGACTTCAAGGACTATGCAATCGCCAATCAATGGCTGTTTTGATAACACTGTTACTAAATAGAGGGAAGAGTAATGAAACTAAGTGCTGAACAACGAGTGCAGAAAGCCCACGTGTGGCTCATGCGTAACCCCAAGTATTGCCTGTATTCGGGCGTCATCATGATCGGTAAGACAGAGGTCAGCGATAACGTACGTACAGCATACACCAACGGACGTGACGTTAAGTATGGCCGTGCATTCGTGGACAAGATCTCCGATCAAGACATCCGTGGCTTGATTCTCCATGAGAATCTTCACAAAGCGTTCCGACATATCACTACGTGGCGCAAGTTGTACGACGAGGACGGGCGCACCGCCAACATGGCGTGTGACTACGTGATCAACCTGATGATTCACGACAGTGATCCCAAGGGTGCAGAGGTCACGTTACCTGAGGGTGGGTTGCTCGACGAGCGGTTCCGTGGCATGGACGCGGGTTCCGTGTATCGCATCTTGCGTCAAGAGAAAGACGACAACGATGAAGGTGAGGACGGGGGCGAAGGTGGGGAAGGCTTCGACGAGCACGACTGGGAAGGTGGGCAGGAGATGTCTGCCGAGGAGAAGGAGAAGCTCGCCAAGGAGGTTGACCAAGCCCTGCGACAGGGCAAGCTGTTGGCAGGTAAGTTATCCGGTAACGTGCCGCGTGAGGTGCAGGACGCACTAGCGTCCAAGGTGGACTGGCGTGAGGTATTGCGCGAGTTCATCACATCCTTCTGCGTGGACAAGGACGAGAGTACGTGGCGCAGACCATCCCGTAGGTGGATCGACCAAGACATATACATGCCATCACTTATAGGTGAATCGTGTGGGCGCATCGTGGTGGCTATTGATATGTCTGGGTCCATCGGCACGGAAGAGGTGGGTCAGTTCTTGGGTGAGGTGCGTGCTATCTGTGAGCACGTCAAGCCCGAGGGTATTGACCTGCTGTACTGGGACACGGCTATCTGTCAGCACGAGAAGTACGAGCAGGATCAGTTGGATAGCTTGTTGCAAACAACTCAGCCACGCGGTGGTGGGGGTACGCATCCTCAGTGCATCGTGGAGTACATCAAGGACAAGCGCATCAAGGCTGAGTGTTGCGTCATCCTCACGGATGGATACGTTGGAGGTTGGGGCGATGGATGGCCGTGCCCAACCCTGTGGGCTATCACCACAGATCAAGTTAGTGCCATCGGTAAGACTGTTCATATTCAATAACACTGTTATCAATTAGAGGTGAGTATCATGATTCAGAATTCCGCTACGTTGGTTGATCTCGGCATCAGCATCTGGACTGGGCGCAAGCTCGACAAGAAGGTGTCCGAGGAGATTGATCAATCCAAGAACACCCGCGCCCGTGCTGGTAACTACAACAAGATCCTGCTTGCTGGTACGAAGCGCTTAGAGGAGTTGCAGAAAACCGTGACGGTCATCCGTCAGTGGCACTACGAG